ATGGAAAAGAACGAAATAATGAAATATGTAAGAATGTCCATCGTGAGTGTATTGGGTTATATCGCCTTGATATTGATGGTGGGTGAACCCATTGAGGACGAAACGTGGTTTCGCGTTTTCTTCATTTCAAAAGGGCTTACATTCCTAATTGGATATTGCACATACAAACTTTATTCTTTTTGGGAATCAAAAGGTCTTTTGCCCAAAATGGACGAAGATATTTAGTTACCAATGATAAGAATAGACCGAAATACAAGGATAATAGACCTAACGGTTGGTGAGCTGATGGAACTATTGGAAACCATAAAATCAGAGCCACGACAAGCCCCCGAACCAACAAGGCGGTTCGTTTATGGGATTGCGGGAATTGCCCAACTATTCAATTGCAGTATAACAACAGCAAACCGCATTAAGGCAAGCGGGCGGATAGACCGGGCTATTAAGCAGCATGGGCGAATAATTGTGGTTGATGCCGACCTTGCTTTGGAATTATATAGTACTAACAAATAAATGTCGCAACAATGAAACAGGTAATTTTAAAATCACTTTCCCTTTGCAACTTCAAAGGTGAAAAGGAACGGACAACGAATTTCAATGCCGATGTCACCACAATAACAGGTGGTAACGGCATGGGTAAATCACGCCATTTTGATGCTTTCATTTGGCTACTATTCGGCAAAGACACCCAAGACCGTAAGGATTATGAAGTAAAAACCCGTGTGAATGGTGAAGAATTGCACAATGTAGAATGCAGCGTGTCGGGTGTTATTGTGGTTGATGGTCAAGAAATCACATTGAAACGTGCATTTGTAGAAGATTGGGTGAAGCCACGTGGACAAGTTGAAAGGGTGTTCAAAGGCAACCATACCGAATGTTGGTGGAATGACACCCCGGTAAATGTCGGTGAGTACACAAAACGAATTGAAGCCATTATTGATTCATCCGTGTTCAAGATGATTACAAACCCGGCTTTCTTCGTGGGTATGAATTGGAAGTTGCAACGTGAACAACTGTTTCAACTTGCAGGGACAATTACAGATGCCGAAATTGCTTCACGGAATCCCGAATTTGCCCTTTTGCTTGACAAGATAAGCGGTAAATCACTTGCAGACTTCAAAAAAGAATTGGTGGCACGGAAAAAGCGCTTGCAAGATGAATTGGCACAAATCCAACCAAGGATTGACCAAACACACAAGATGAAGCCGGAAAATGAAAATTTCCATGAAATCGAAGTGGAGATTGAACAAATGGACAAGGAGATTGCAGAAATCGACAAGGCAATTGCAGACGTAACCGCCGCAATCCGTCGCCAATATGAAGCGGAACAAAACAAGCAAAAAAGGGTAAACAACTTGAAATCAGAATGTCAACAAATTCTTTTCGATGCCAAGAGCAAGGCTCAAAATGCCGCCTTTGAAGCCAATGCAAGCCGCCGTGAACTTGAAAGCCAAATCAAGGATAAGGAAAGACAACTTGAAAACACCCGAAAGGAAATAACCGCCGGGCAAGTTGAAATTGCCAAAATTCACCGTGAAATTGAGGGTATCAAGACCAAGCAAGACGATTTGCGCAACAAATGGTTTGCGGAAAATGAAAAGACCTACAATGGTGAAACAGTTTGCCCACATTGTGGACAAGAGTTGCCCGAAAATATGATTTCAAAAGCCCGTGAGGTATTCACCAAGGCACAAGCCGAAAAATGCAATGACATATCAACCGAGGGCAAAAGACTTGGTGATAAGGTTTCGGAACTTGAAGCCAAAGTTGATGAAATCAAACAAGATGTGGACAATGCGGTTAAAACCAAAGAAACATTGTGTAATGAACTTGATACACTCAAAGAAAAATTCGTTGAAGTCTCGGTTATTGATATTGCCACCGTCGTTCCTGAACAAATACCCGAATATGTAGCAAAGCAAAAGGAGATTGCCGACATTGAAGCAACCATTATAACCGACAATTCGGGCATTGATACCGCCGATTTACAGACCCAAAAGGCGGAATGTAACAAAAAACGTGGTGATTTGGTCGTACGCCTTGCAAAACGTGATGTCATTGCCCGTTGTGAAAAGGAAATTGCAGACCTTGAAGAAAGGGGCAAGCAACTTGCACAAATGATTGCCGATGCAGAGCGTGAAGAATACACCATTGCACAGTTCACCAAAAACAAGATTGATGAATGTGAAAGCCGTATCAATGCGATGTTCAAAGTTGTATCATTCCATTTGTTCGATTATACCAACGACGGCAACCCGGTTGAAACGTGCATTCCAACAATCGGCGGTATCCCTTACGGCAGCGCAAACACTGCAAGCAAGATGAATGCGGGTCTTGACATTATCAACACGTTGTGCAAGTTCTATGGGGTTTGCGCACCAATTTTCATTGATAACCGGGAATCGGTCAATGACATTATCGAAACGCAAAGCCAAATAATCAATTTGGTTGTAAACAAAGACAATTTCTTAAACATCAAATAATATCAATTATGAACGAAATTCAGAAACAAAACCCGGTTGGAGTTGTAACAACCACCAACCCGATGAATGCCGGATTCAACTTCTTTGACCCGGTACAGTTTGAAACTATGCAGAGAGTTTGCAAAATGTTCGCTTCATCCGACCTTGTGCCGGACAATTACAAACCGACATTTAAGCAAGTTCCGGCAAATGCAAATCCCGAACAAATTGCGGCAATTCAACTTGAAAACCAAGCCGCGCAAAACAAAGCCGTTGCCAATTGCATGATTGCCATTGAGATTTCAATGCGTATCGGTGCAAGTCCATTGATGGTGATGCAAAACATGGTGCCGATTTATGGCAAGCCGTCTTGGTCGTCAAAGTTCTTGATTGCAACCGTCAATTCTTGCGGTCGCTTTGAACCGCTGCAATACCGCTTCACCAACAAAGGTATGTTGGGAATGGTTGATTATACCGATTATGTTTGGGATTCACGAAGCAACCGAAAACAAGCGGTGCAAAAGCAGTTTGATGGCAAGGCGATACAAGACATTGAATGTGTAGCATATACGACAAAGAAAGGTTCAAAAGAAGTGCTTGAATCATCCCCGGTTTCCGTCCGCCTTGCCATTCAAGAGGGTTGGTTTACAAAGAACGGCTCAAAGTGGCAGACCATGACAAAACAAATGTTGATGTATCGTGCAGCTTCATGGTGGACTTCCGTTTATGCACCCGACTTGTCAATGGGTATGCGCACTATTGAGGAACAACAAGATATTGTTGATGTGGATTATCAAGAAGTAATAGAATCCCCTGAAGAAGAAAGGCGGAACAATGCCAATAAAGAAACTATCGGTGCAGATATTGAGGAAAACGGCAATCAAAGTCCTAAACAAGCCCCAAGAAACACCGAAACGGAAAGCGTGAACAAAGATACCACGGAAGCACCGAAAGATGAACACAAGCCAAATCCCGGCTTCTAAATGAATAAAATCCGAAAGACTATGGAATTGAAAATTTTGGGTTCTTCTTCAAAGGGTAATTGCTACATACTTGACAATGGCAAGGAAGCCTTGGTAATTGAATGTGGTATTTCATTCAACGAGGTGCAAAAGGCGGTCAATTTTGACATTTCACGCATCAAAGGGGCAATCGTATCACATGAGCATGGCGACCATGCCAAATACGTTGAAAACTTCATTCAAGCCCGTATTCCCGTGTACATGTCCACCGGGACATTGCATGAGGTTATCAAGAAGTTCAAGAACCCTTATTTGTCGCCGTTGATGATGGATGCACAATGCAAGGTTGCAATCGGCAGTTTCAACGTGTTGCCCTTTGTCGTCCAACATGATGCCAGTGAACCTTTCGGATTCCTGATTTTCCATCCTGAATGCGGAAAGGTCTTATTTGCGACCGATACACATTACTTGCGTTACACCTTTCAAGGCTTGAACAACATCTTGATTGAATGTAATTACCGACAAGACATATTGGATGCTAATGTGGAATCGGGAAAATTACCGATGGCTTTGCGTGAACGGACGATTAAAAGCCATTGCAGTTATGACACGTGCAAGGAAGCCTTGATTGCAAACGACTTGTCAAAAGTCAATAACATTGTCTTGATACACCTTTCGGATGGCAATTCAAATGAAAGGGAGTTTAAGCAAGGTATTTTGGAAGCAACAGGCAAGACCATTCACATTGCACGAAGTGGAATGACAATAAAGAACTTCAATGTATCACCATTTTAATTCTTACAACAATGAAAAAGTATTTAGTGACAAACAAGAAAACGCAAGAAATTTGCGGAAAGTTCGATTCAAAAAGTGAAGCAGCAGATGAAATGTTGGGCTTTATCGAGGAACACAACGAAGATGTGGATTCAGACGATGAAGAATACTTGACCCCGTTTGATTTTACCCTTGAAGAGATTGAGAGCAAGGAAATCAACGAAGTGGTTACAGATTATGAAAAGGCAAGGGAATATCTTGGTGGCAAGCCCAATGCAGATTTTACCGTTGCCAAAAAGATTCTTTCGGGTAATTGTGTCCAACTTGAAGATGTTACAAGGTTGGTTTCAGAGCTTAACCCCAAACACGTTAAAGCCATTATTGCTTTCAACCGTCTTTGCGCTATTGCACAAGCATGGAACAAAGAAGATGATTTCACCCCGGATTTCTCAAACAGGAATCAAGAAAAGTGGTTTCCGTGGTTTGTATATTCCGATGATGCTGCGGGGTTCGTGTATGCGGGTACGTATTATACGGCTACGAATGCGAATGCGATTTTCGGTTCTCGGCTTTGCTTCAAAACGTCCGCTCGCGCCCGCCAATTCGGGGAACAATTTATTGATTTGTGGAATCAAGTTTTGTTATTTAGATAACCAAATGTATCACTATAAAACGAAATATTATGGATAAGACGCTTGGAAAAGAATACGAAAACAAGATGCAACGTATCGCATTTTTGAAAGACAATTGCGATGGCGTTGAAAACAAAGGGTACATGAAACCATACAGCCCGGAAGAACTGCAAGGGCATAAAGAAAAACTTGCCAATGTTTCAATCGAAATCGCCGAAATCGAAGCGGAAATGAAGCAATCACAAGCCGAATATAAAGGCAGATTGAAACCATTGAAAGAAGCAAGAACAAATATGGTTTCAAATATCAAGTCGAAGGCTGAATATGTGACGGAAGTATGTTACAGATTTACAGACCAAGACAGAAAGGAAACTGGGTTTTACAATGATGAGGGTGATTTGATTGAATGCAGACCAGCAACAGCGGATGAACTTCAACCAACCATCTTTCAAGGAATACGAATGAACACCGAAAGGAAAACAGGAACTAATGATTAACCATTTAAAAATTGAATAATATGCAGAATGAGAAATTACAAATCAACTTTGCCCCCGGAATGGCAAAAGCTGAATTAGTGTTGCGTGAGGGTGTAGCACCAAAGGAACTTGACCCCAAAGCACCCGTCAAAACCAAATTGAACGGTGTAATTGGTGCAGTCGTTGAATATCTAACAAAGAGAATCAACACGGGACAATTTGCCCAAAAGGATTGCCATATTCTTGTAAACCGTGAAAATATTGAAATCACTTTGATAATCAATGAAGCGGATGAATACAAACGTGGTGAAATAGTCGGCAAATTGGGCTACAACCCCAAATTTGTTGAGTTCGGAATAAATGGCGGTAAGATTTGGACACCGACGGAACTTGGAATGTTTATCAAGATGAATCGGGCATTCTTTGCCGACCGTTCCGAAAACATGAAATTGGTTTCATGCCTGATGAACTTTACCGCCGATGTGAACAACAAGATTGACCGTGCCGTGAAAGAAAATGGTAATCGAACGGATAATTTTGCACAAGTGGTCAATTCCAATTTGCCCGAATCATTCACAATTCAAATGCCCATTTTCAAGGGTATGCAACCCGAAACAATAGAGGTTGAAACATTTGCACAAGTAAATGGACGTGAAGTTGCGTTCGTACTTCTTTCACCCGGTGCGCAAGCCACACTTGAAGATTTGCGCGACAAGGTGATTGATGAACAATTGAAGCAAATAAGGGAGATTGCGCCGGAAATCGCAATCATTGAGGTTTAACAGAGTGCCCCCGGCTTGACTTTGTGCCGGGTCGGGGGCTTAAATATCGCAACAATGAATGATTTGAAGATAACATTGGAATCCCTTGTGGCAAGATATAACACAACGGCATTCATGGATAATGACCCGGTGTTGTTTCCACGTTGTTTCTTGGGCAAATCCCAACAAGACATTGAAATTGCCGCGTTCCTTGCTTCAACAATCGCTTGGGGTAATAGGAAACAGATAATGACAGGTTGCCAAAAGATGTTGTTTGACATTATGGATGGCAAACCTTATGACTTTGTGATGCAAGATGGGTGGAAGCATATAGACCCGAATTGCAATATCCACCGCACATTCTTTGGGCGGGATTTGGCGTATATGTGTAGTGGGTTGCAACTTGTGTATCTGACAAGCAACACTTTGGCAATCGCTTTCGGACAAGGTGACTTAACCGTTTGGGATGGTTTTTCAAGATTGCGTGAATTGTTCGCACAAGCGAATGGCGGTGAATACTCAAAGCATATATCTGACCCGACACCAAACAGGCACAAGGGCGGTTCACCTTGCAAAAGACTGAATCTTATGTTGCGTTGGTTATGCCGTCAAGATGGAATTGTTGATTTGGGTGTTTGGCATAACTTGAAGCCAAGTCAATTGATGATGCCCCTTGATGTTCATGTTGCCCGCATAGGGCGCGAATTAGGGCTTATTACACGAAAAAGTAACGACCGCAAGACCGTTGAAGAATTAACCCGGAGATTGGCGGATTTCGACCCTAAAGACCCATGCAAGTATGACTTTGCCTTGTTTGGTTATGGTGAACAACAAAAACGCATTGCCTTATGAAAGATACATTCTATTTTCAGCATGATTACAACGCACGCAACGACCCAAAGTTGCAAGATGTGTTGATTGACCTTGGGGTTGAAGGTATCGGCGTATTTTGGTGCATCATTGAGCAACTGTATGAGCAGGGCGGAAAGTTGCCGTTGCGTTCGTGCAAAAGTATTGCATTTGCATTGCACGTGGATTGCAACAAGGTTGAATCCCTTGTGCATGACTATGGATTGTTTAAGAATGATGGTGTCAATATGTGGTCTGATTCTGTTTTAAAGCGTTTGGATAAGCGGAAAGACATTTCCGATAAGCGCAAACAAGCAGCTATTGCCCGATGGAAACAAAGCCTTGAAAATCAAGCAATACAACCCCAATCGGCAAATAACAAGCAAATAACAACCGATTCAAATGTAATGCAAATGCAAAACACAAGCAATGCAAATGCAGGACATAAAGAAAAGGAAATAAAAGGAAATATTAAAGAGAATATAAAAGAGAAAAGCGTTACCCGCTTTTCCCCACCGACCATTGAAGAAATTAAGGCTTACATTCTTGAAAAAGGATATACGATTGATGCCGAACGATTCTTTGATTTCTACGAAAGTAAAGGGTGGTTTGTCGGTAAAAACAAAATGAAAGATTGGAAAGCCGCAATTCGTAATTGGGCAAAAAGCGAAAAAGAACGGCGGTCAACTTATCCAAGCAAGGTGCAAACAATTAAAGCGAATGACGAATGGAAGTAAAGGACAACAACAATAAAAAAGTTCAGATGCCAAGCATCGAACAGATATTGAACGCAATCAATCAACGGGGAATGTTTGCTGGCTTCCAACGCTATCAATATATGCACTACGATGTTGAACAAGCCTTGAAGATTGTGGAAGCAATTGGAAAAAGTCGGAATCCTAAATTCGTAATTGATGATGAAAACAAATTCACTTATGAAAATTTCATCAAATGGGCACATTGTGACCCATCCATGCAATGCCTTGACCCCAACACCGGGAAACGTATTCCGGGGCGATTGAAGCGCGGAATTTATATTGCAGGAAACACGGGTTCGGGAAAATCATGGTGCTTGGAAATTATGCAAGCGTATTGCACAGCTTTAGGCTTCAAGGTTCTTTGGCAAGACGATACACAACCGCGCCCCCTATGGTGGCGGATTATCCGTGCAGATGCTTTGTGTGATTACTATCTTGAAAATGGCAATTTTCAAATATTCAAGAAACAACCGATGCTTGGCATTCAGGATTTCGGGCAAGAACCGCAAGAAAACTTGTACATGGGCAACCGTATTGATGTAGTCCGGCAACTTATTGAATACCGGGGTGACAAATGCGATGAAATGACGTTCATAACATCCAATATGAAGATTCAAGGTGAAGTCTTGATGAATCGTTATGGCGACCGTGTGGCAAGTAGATTGGTGGAAATGTGCAATTACTTTGAAATCAAAGGAAAAGACAGGCGAAAAATTTAATCCTATGAACAACGAAGAATTAAAAAACACGTTGGGTGATGATTTATGTGATTATTGCCCTTGGAAGAACAACGAAATTGAACACTTGTGCGATTCGCTTTGTGAGGGTTCATATTGCGATGAAGCATTGGAAGCGTTCTTGGAAGAAAATAAAGATTTCTTTGATGATGATGCGGAATAACTAACTAACAAAATTCTAATAACAATGAACGGTATTATCATTCAACAAGAAGTGGTCTATAAGACCGACAGGGGAACGCCCGTAACGGATTCCCTTAAAGTGGCGGAAGTGTTCGGCAAAAGACATGACAACGTATTGAAGTCAATCCGTAACATTTGCCGTCCTCAAAATGTAGGAGAGCAAACCGAGCAATCAAAGTGGTTCTATGAATCAAGTTACATTGATGCTAATGGTGCAAAACGTCCTATGTTCGTGATGAACCGCGATGGATTTTCTTTGCTTGCAATGGGATTGACCGGAGCAAAGGCAATGCAATTCAAGGTCGGATTCATCGAACAGTTCAATGCGATGGAAACGGTGGTTCACCAAGTAATGCAAACCACCACCCCGGCAATTCCACAAACCTTTGCCGAAGCATTGCGCCTTGCAGCTTCACAAGCTGAACAGATTGAGCAACAGCAAAAGAAAATTGAAGCCGATGCCCCACGTGTATTGTTTTCGCAAGCCGTGGAAACGTCCAACAAATCCGTATTGATTGGGGAACTTGCCAAAATCATTTGCCAAAATGGGGTGAACACCGGGGAAAAAAGGCTTTTTGCTTGGTTGCGTGAAAAAGGTTACTTGTGCCAATTTGGTGAGAGATACAACCAACCGACCCAAAAGGCAATGGAAATGGGCTTGTTTGAAATCAAGAAAACAACGATTCAAAAGCCGGATGGATGCACGATTGTTTCCAACACCACCAAAGTAACCGGGAAAGGTCAAATCTATTTCGTGAATAAGTTTTTGCATAATAATCAAAAGGGAATAAAGCAATGAAAATATATATAGCAGGAAAGATAAGTGGATTGCCTTATGATGAAGTGCGTGAACGATTCAATGGTGCGGAAGATTTGCTTACCGAACTTGGCTTTGAAGTATTGAACCCGGTTAAGAATGGTCTTGACCAAGACACGTCTTGGAATGGGCATTTGTGCAGGGATATAGAATTGTTATTGCCTTGTGATGCAATCTACATGATGGATAATTGGGTGGATTCAACCGGGGCTTCAATTGAATATGATATTGCAACAAGAATGAATAAAGATATTTGGTTTGAATCGAACGTGGTGCATAAAGACCTTGTTGTTTTAAGGATTCAAAATGCAATCCATGAAGTAACCGGGTTGAAGTTCAATCAATATGTCACCAAATCGAGAAAGCGTGATGGGTTCTATGCAAGAATGATTTTCGTGTACCATTGCCGGATGCACAAAATGAAACTTACCAAGATAGCGGAATATGTACACCGTGACCATTCAACCATGCTTCATCTATTGAAAAAGTATCAGGATGATTTCAAGTATAATCCGCAATTCAGAGATATAGCAACGAAAGTAAATAATATATTAAATAAAACCGCCAATAATGCACAAATTTGATTTCAATTGGACATTGAAAGATGCCCAATTCACGAAAGACAAAGGAAAGGTCTTTTCGTGTTTTGCTTGTGGGGGGGGTCGTCAATGGGATATAAACTTGCCGGATTTGACGTTATCGGATGCAATGAGATAGACCACCGCATGATGTACGCATATTGTCAGAATCACAACCCGAAATTCCCTTTCCTTGAACCGATACAGACATTTAAGGACAAACAAGATTTGCCGCCCGAATTGTTCAACCTTGATATTCTTGATGGTTCACCACCTTGTTCAACCTTTTCCATTGCCGGAAGCCGTGAAGAAGCATGGGGCAAGAAAAAGAAATTCCGGGAGGGACAAGCTGAACAAGTTTTGGACACGTTGTTTTTTGACTTCATAGACCTTGCAAAGAAGCTGCAACCCAAGGTGGTTGTTGCGGAAAATGTAAAGGGGCTTTTGATTGGAGAAGCCAAGGACTATGTTAGGCGAATTTATGATGGCTTTGAGGAAGCTGGGTATTATTGCCAACATTGGTTGCTTGATGCACAATATATGGGTGTCCCACAAAGGCGTGAACGTGCTTTCTTTGTGTGTTTGCGCAAGGATATTGCCAATCCCTTTCTTGTTCCGCAAGGATTGTTTGATGTAGTCCCGGCTTTGAACTTAGATTTTCATGAAAAGCCGATAATGTTTGGTGAAGTTGCAGATTTCAGGGGACGTGAAGCTAACAGCAAGACAATACGTTTATTGTGGGAAAATCGCCAATATGGTGATTTGAACCAAGGGGCAGCGAATGAAAGGTTATTTGGGAAAGGCAGTAATTTCAATCAGACGTATGTGTATATGGATAGGATTTGCCCGACCCTTGCAAGCAAAGAATCATGTTTGATACATTTTGAGCAACCCAAGTATTTGAGCAAAAGCGAAGTTTGTTGTATTTCATCATTCCCGCAAGATTACAACTTTGCCGGACAATCACCGCATTATGTGTGTGGAATGTCCGTGCCACCCGTAATGATGGCGCAAATCGCAAGCCGAATTTGGGAATATTGGCTATCAAAGATTTAGAAATTTATGTATTACTATAAAACAAATAAGCAATGAAATTAGTATTTTTCGACCTTGAAACAACAGGAACAAACCCCGGAAAGCATGGCATTCACCAAATATCCGGGCAAATCGTGATTGATGGAGTGATTAAAGAAACATTCGACTTTCACGTTCAACCCAACCCGAAAGCCTTAATTGAGGATGAAGCGTTGAAAGTGGGCAATGTGACACGTGAACAAATACTTGCTTATCCGCCGATGCAACAAGTTTATCAAGAATTTGTGTCTATGCTTGGCAAGTATGTGGACAAGTTCAACAAAAAGGACAAGTTCTTTTTGGTCGGCTACAACAATGCAGCTTTCGACAATCAGTTGTTGCGGGGCTTTTTCTTGCAAAATGGTGATGTGTATTTTGGTTCTTGGTTTTGGGCTAACTCAATAGATGTGATGGTGCTTGCATCCGCCTATCTTGCGACCCGCCGCCCGGACATGGAGAATTTTAAATTATCAACAGTTGCAAGAACCATTGGGGTTGATGTGCAAAGTGAATCATTGCATGATGCGATGTATGACATTGAACTAACAAAAGCCGTGTTTGATATAATCACCAAGATTGAATGAAATTATGAAAACAACAACGCAACAATGTTTTAAAACTGCGTATGACCTTTATTTGTGGCAAAGCGTGAATTGTGAACAGTGCAAAAAGCGCGTTTGCTACAACCAAAGGTTGAAAAGAATGCCGCAATACCGATGCACGGTGCAACAACAAATCGAGGGGCAGCAAATGGGCGAAGAAGAAGTGAGCCAACGCACTTATGATGCGGCACAACTTGATAAATGCCCTTATTTCGCAGCAAAGGTGGAACAACCCGAAACCGAAATATTGGACTTTTCAAAGGGCGAAAGCGTGGTGAAAAAAGAAGAAACCAAGCCCGAACCTAAGGAGCAACCCAAAGCCCCCCCCAAGCCAATCATACATGATGCAACCTTGTTGCAAATGTCTATGGAAAAGAACATTCCGGTTGAAGATTTGGAAGCGGCTGAAAAGCGAATGTTTGAAGCGATTGCCCAACATGGTTTCTTGCCACCATCCACACAAGAAATGCAATTCAAGAAAAAAGTGAAAGACGAAGCGCAAATCATGTTTGACACATTCACATGGGACGAAAATATGATGATTGCTTTTGTTCCGCTTATCATTTCACACATTGCATGGTTGTATGCTGAAAAGGTGATGAAGTATTGTGCAGACCATCGAATTTCAGAGGTCAAGAAACTTGGGCGGGCAATAAAGGAAGTGCATACCAAGTACATTGACGATTTAAGAAAGGATTTGGATATGGCACATATCAACAACGTGGAAAAACAAACGATGCAGTTCTTGCAGGAATGCAAATGGGATTTCCAAATATTCAATCTGCAAGTCAATTCGGCTATTAAAAAGGAATATCCCGATATGATGTATCAGGATATGCGAACCGATGCTTGGTGTGGTGTCTTAATCATTGAGTTCCTGAAACAACACAACCGAGAAATGGATAAGATTATTGCCCAAAAGATGGGTTCAAGCAATTCAATAACCAATCCAAGGATGAATGCCCTTTCCGGGTTGTTGGACGCATATTTGCCCGATGGCTTCATGCTTAAAGATACAAAGCAAATAAACCTTTGCTTGCGCGTGTTGGCTAATAGAATAAGACAAATAGATTTTCAAGTGGTTGACTAAAAAGAGTATTCACAACTATAACATTTAAAAAAATGAACTACAACGAATTATCAAACAAAGCACATTCCAATTCCGTGAAGCATGGATTTTGGGGTGAGAAATGGAGTAATGAACATTACTTGATGCTTGTTATCACCGAAATTGGTGAATTGGTTGATGCAGACAGAAAAGATTGTCATGCCGATAGATATGAATATATGCGATGTTCAAAGACGGCATGGGCATTTGAAACCTTTGTCAAGAATACCGTTGAAGATGAAATTGCAGACATTGCTATTCGTCTTTTCGACCTTGCCGGGCATTTGGGTGTTGATTTCGACAAGATGAACCCTTGCCGTTACCACCGAGCCTTTGACAAGTTCACCTTTTCCGAAAATGCCTTTGCCTTGTGCAAGGGTTTGTCCCGTGATGTTATCGGGATTGAAAAGCGTATTCAATTCGGTGTTGAGTATGTTCGGAAGTGGGCAGAAACATTGAAAGTGGACTTGGAATGGCATATTCAGCACAAAATGAAGTATAACGAAAATCGTCCGCCCTTACATGGTAAGAAGTATTAAGCAAATGGAATGCAAATGCATAGCATTTATATATAAACCAAATTTTAAAAGATTATGTTACAATTAGAAGTTATCGGTAACCTTGGAAGTGATGCCGAAATTAAGGAGTTCAACGGAAAGAAGTACGTTTCAATGAATGTTGCCCATTCGGAAAAAAGAAAGGACAGCAGCGAAAACACCGTGTGGGTGTCCGTACTTTGGTATGGTGATGGTGGTGGCTTGTTCCAATACCTTAAACGAGGTTGCAAGGTGTTCTTGCGTGGTCGCCTTGTCCCGAAAGCATACGCGGATAAACAGAATCAACCGCAATGTTCGTTGAATATGTATGCCAATGAAGTGAATATGTGCGGTGGAAAGCAGGAAGCAACACAACCGGGCGGTAATGCCAACGCCCCGGCGGGTGGTGATGACTTGCCGTTTTAATTGGTTGCCTTATGTCAAAGTATGACAATATCATTGCCATTGACCCGGACAAGGAAAAATCGGGCGTGGCTTTCTTGCAGCCCAAGACAAAAGCTTTGGAAGTTGCTAATTTGGCATTTCCGGCATTGCTTGACTATCTGCAATACGCAAAAAAGGAACAAGCCCAATGCGGTGAATCCTTGGTTGTCGTTGTGGAAGCCGGGTGGATGGTTAGGAAAAGCAATTTCCATGATGCCCAAGGACACCGAGCCGAAAAGATTGCAAAGGATGTTGGGGCAAACCATGAAACAGGGCGCAAAATTATAGAAATGTGCAAGCATTATGGAATTGAGGTTGTACAACACGCGCCCTTGGTGAAGTGTTGGAAAGGCAAAGACCGCAAAATAACGCATGAAGAATTGGCTTCAATCACGGGTTTGATTGGACGGACGAACCAAGATGCACGTGATGCAGCTTTGTTGGCATGGGTGTTTGCAGGGTTGCCGATAAGGTTAAAATGTTGATAGGTTGTTTCTATCTTTTTTGTGAAAGGGGTGTGTTATTGTAATACGCCCCTTAACTTTGCGATGAAATCGCAAAAAGCTAAGAAAATATGAAACCTATTGATTTTGCGCAATCAACAAAAGTATTGCAACGACCGTCAACAATGGCGGAAAGTGAATGCCAATCATTACCCGTGTGGAATGATGGCAAACAATGTGTGTCGTGTTGGAAAGCGACATTCAAGGAAAGATTGAACATTTTATTGACCGGGAAAGTGTGGCTTGGTGTGCTTTCGGGTAAAACACAACCGCCCTTTTTGTTTTCGGGTGAATCGGTTTTTGTGAAAGAGCCGTTAAAAGCCCGATTCTTGGCATTTCTTGCAGAAGTCAAGGAAAGTATTATTGAAGCATGGGAAAGCACCAAGGAAGCCGCCAAACAGCCCGACAAACGAAAGCATTTCTTTGTCGGTGTTTTGATTTCGCTTGTTATCGGTACTTTGCTTGGTTGGTGGGTCGGATTCACCGCCGGAAGTCTTGCCGGAATCTGCAAGGAATGGTGGGATTCAAAAGGGCACGGCACGGTTGAAGTGATGGATGTGGTTTTCACGATGATTGGTGCAGCTTGTGCAATTCCCTTGTCGTTATTGTTTTACTTCTTGATTTGGTGATGATATGGCAAAGATGATTGAAGCAAGCATTGATTCTTTGATTCCTGATGATAAGAATTTCAACAAGGGAACGGAGTTTGGCGAACACCTTATGGATGAATCATTGCGGAAATTCGGACTTGGGCGGTCAATCCTTATCGACAAGAACAACCGAATCATTGCAGGGAACAAAACGGCAGAAAAAGCCGCCGATATAGGCTTTGACAATGTGATAATTGTTGAAACCAACGGTAGTTCCCTTGTGGCGGTCAAAAGAACGGATATTGACTTGGATTCGGCAAAGGGGCGTGAACTTGCACTTGCCGACAACGCAACGGGAAAAGCGAACCTTGCATTTGATACGGATTTAATATTTGAACAGGCAAAAGCATTCAATTTTGAACCGGGAGATTGGGGAATATCAATGCCCGAACCGGAAGAAGAACCAGAACAGGAAGAACCCAAAAAGGAAATATCAACACGCCTTGTTGTGGAATGCGGCGATGTTACCAAGTTGTCAATCTTGTATTCCGAACTTCAAGACCGGGGATTTAAGTGTGAACTAAAGGAATAATGCAAATGCACAATTTGCACAAAACCAAGCTAAAAAAGAGATAATAAGATGGCAAAGTACAGCAAAAAGACGGTGGAAAGGATTGTTGGGCTTGTTAAGTCCGACACATACACCATTGCCGAAATTTGCCGCCAATCAGGAATAGCACAACGAACATATTACAAGTGGCTTGAAGATTACCCCGACTTTGCGGCGGCAATCGAGGAAGCAGAAGCGGAACGAATGCAAATGATGGCAATAGAAGCCAAGAAATCATTGTTGCGCAAACTGCAAGGTTATGAAGTGGTAGAAACACACGTTACAACCGTTCCTGACAAGGACGGAAAACCGAAAATTAAGGAGCAAAAGACCATAAAGAAACACGTTGCAGCAGATACGGCGGCAATTATATTCACCTTGACCAACGGCGACCCGGAACATTGGCGCAACAGGCAATCCACCGAGGTAACGGGCAAGGATGGCAAAGACCTTTTCGCAAACAAAACTGATGAAGAATTGGACAATGAAATTGAAGAACTGAAACGCAAATTGGAATGATACAGAATCGGGCGGACAAAATAAAGTATTACAAAGCATTGAAAGAACGGCTTATTCGTGAAAGTCGTTCCGATTTGTTGCGCTTTACAATGTCCACGATGCCTACATTCCGCCCGGCAGACTTTCACCGCCGATATTATCAGGTGTTGACCGACTTTGCAGATGGCAAGATTCGCAAACTAATGGTGTTCATGCCACCACAACATGGAAAGTCCGAGGGTTCAACAAGACGTTTGCCCGCGTTCTTGGTTGGCAAGAATCCCGACAACAAATTGGCGATTGTGTCTTACAATGCACCCAAGGCAAGGAAGTTCAACCGAGAGATTCAACGTATTATTGACAGTCCCGAATATCACGAGATATTTCCAAACACCAACTTGAATGCTTCAAATGTTACGACGGTGGCGGGTTCTTGGTTGCGCAATGCCGATGAATGCGAAATTGTCGGTTGTCGTGGTGGCTTCAAGACGGTTGGTGTGGGTGGAGCATTGACGGGTGAACCCGTTGATATTCTGATTATGGATGATATTTACAAGGACGCAAAAACCGCATGGTCGCCCATTGTGCGTGAAAGTGTGTCCGATTGGTACGATACGGTTGCAGAAACCCGACTTCACAACGATTCCCAACAATTGATTGTTTTCACCCGATGGCATGAAGATGATTTGGCGGGTACATTGTTACGGCAACAAGGCGTGTATGATGAACAGAAGAACCCGGATGGGTGGGTTGTGGTGGTTTACAAGGCTATCAAAGAGGGCAAGCCGACCGACTACGACCCAAGACAAGAGGGTGAAGCATTGTGGGCGGAACGGCACAATCTGAAAAAGTTGCAGTCCATACGCAAGCGAAATCCCCAAGTCTTTGATTCATTGTATCAGCAAGACCCGCAACCGCGTGCTGGGTTGATGTATGAAAGTGGTTTCGTTGAATACCTGATTCGTCCGGCGACAAAGTATGTCAAACGCAAATGTTATGTGGACACCGCCGATACAGGTGCGGACTACTTATGTGCGATTGTGTATGATGAAACCGATGTGGGCAACTATATTGTTGATGTGCTTTACACGACACGCCCGGTCGAATACACCGAACCCGCCCTTGCCAAGATGCTTACAAAGCATGATGTTGCCGAATGTATAGTGGAAGCGAACAACGGCGGTCGCCTATTCAAGAACAATGTTGAAAAGCAATGTCGATTGTTAGGCAATGCCAAGACCAAGTTGTCTTCATTCCACCAAACGGAGAATAAAGAAACACGCATTTATCAACATTCAGCGATGGTTCAGAACCTCACGTTTATGCCCCAAGGGTGGAAAAGCCTATTCCCCGAATTTGCAAAGGCTATTTGCGGTTATCTGAAAGCCGGAAAGAATGAACATGATGATGCCCCCGATGCTTTGACGGGTACGATTGAAAAGCGTGCAAGCCGCAAAAAATCGGACGTGGCAAGTCTATTTGGATTTTAATGTATCACTATAAAACAATAACAATATGCCAATTGAAGAAATATTTAAAAAAGCAACGGCAAATGATGTAATTTCGGCTTTGAAATCTTGCCGTTTTATACCACAACCCGATGTGGAGAGTGCAAAAAAGGCATTGAACCCTAAGTTGCACGATGTGAATGACCCTATCTTGCGCCCGGATAAAAGGGTGAAAGTTGATGCAGATAATGAAGCGGATTCCGCACAAAAGGTTATTTCAACAGATGGTGAAGCAGTCAATTTTAAAACGGAAAAGGTGGCGAGGGTTGCACTTGCCATTCAAAAGCTGATAATCAAACGTGCCGTGTCCTTTTGCTTTGGCAATCCGCCCGAATATAATGCAACCCCGACCAATGACAATGAAAAGGGTATCATATACGCTTTGAACCGTATCTTGTATGATGTCAAAAGCAATTCATTGAACCGAAAGATTGCCCGTGCGATATTCGGATTCAAAGAATGTGCGGAATATTGGTACACGGTTGAAAAGCCGCATTCAAAATATGGCTTCAATGCCAAGCACAAGTTGCGTTGTGCTTTGTTTGCCCCTGAATTTGGCGATACTCTTTATCCATACTTCGATGAAACGGGCGATATGGTAGCATTTTCACGAGCATTTAGCCGTAAGGATAATGGCGAAAATTCAATTGATTACTTTGAAACATTCACGGACAAGGAACATTGGTTGTGGGTGAATGGGGCAAACGGTTATGATGTAGCCCCCGGTTATCCCAAACCGATAGCAATCGGCAAGATTCCGATTGTTTATGGACACCAAGCGTATTTTGAAACAGAAGATGTTGATAAGTTGATTGACCGCTTGGAATACTTGCTATCCAACTTTGCCGACACCAACGATTATCATGCAAGCCCGAAACTTTTTGTCACCGGGCAAATCAATGGTTGGTCAAAGAAAGGTGAAGCAGGTTCGGTAATCGAGGGTGAAGATGGCGCAACAATGAATTATGTTTCTTGGCAGAATGCCCCGGAATCCGTGAAACTTGAAATCGAAACCCTTTTGAAGATGATTTACACAATCACCCAAACCCCGGATATTTCATTTGATGCGGTCAAGGGGCTTGGGGCGATAAGTGGCATTGCCTTGAAGCTGTTATTCATGGATGCACATTTGAAAGTTCAGGATAAAAGGGAGATTTTCGATGATTACTTGCAAAGGCGTGTGAATATCATTTTGGCTTATTTGGGGCAAATGAATACTGCATGGGAAAAGGATTGTGATACCATCATGGTTGAACCCGAAATTGTGCCGTATATGCTTACCAATGAAATTGATGATTTGAATTATTGGCTTACCGCAAATGGTAACAAGCCCGTAATATCGCAAGAAGAATCAGTTGAAAAGGCGGGAATCTCAAGCAATGTGGCTTTGACAATGCAGAAAATCAAAGACCAAACGGCAAGCGAAAATTCATTTATGATTGGTGAACCACAATTGGATGGCGATGCGTAAGGTGTTATTTCTGATTTTGACGGGGCTTTGTCTTGTTGGCTGCAAGAATAGCCCGGTGCGTGGCTATGTTGTCGGGAAATCCTTTGTCCCGGCACATAACACGACAAACTATGATGTGATATTGAAAAAGCCGATGGTTAAGAGTGTTCCCGACCAATGGATTGTTTGGGTGGCTGATTCTTGCCGTGTCCGTTCGGTACACGTTGAAAAAAGCACGTTTGACACCTTGAAGCATGGGCAATTCGTAACTTCAAAAGGATTTTATTATGGCAAAAAAACGAATGATTGAAAGAACCCAATTCCATTGCCGTGATTGTGAACATTCTTATGATTGGCATGAAAAGAATTGGAAAGGTGAACTATTTATGTGCAAATGCCCCTTTCACAAAAATGGGGAATATAGCAAGTTCTTGTCAGACCCCCAATGTAGCAACTTCAAACATAGGGTTAAAGCGTAATGATTTATGGCAAAGAAAAGGCAGAAAATAAAGCGGTTTTCGATTCAATCATACGATGCAGCACATTACAGGCAAACGGAACAATATGTTAAAGCCGTGGAAGCATTGTTTGACCGGGCAACCACCGAAATAGCAAGGGCGGCTGCAAAGGGTACATACGACCCGGAAAAGCCTTTCATTTTTGCGGATTACCCCGGTGTTAAGTCCGTGATGCAGAGCGTAACGCAACAACTTGCTAATAGAATGGTTACGGTGGTAGAAAGCGGTTCTAAAAAGCAATGGTTGTTCGCTTGTGACAAGAACGATGGGTTTATTTCCTCAATCATGGACACTACCAAATTGAGCAAGGCACGCTTGAAAAAGATGCAAGACCGTAACTTGGATGCACTTTCATCATTCCAAGGTCGCAAAGTTGAGGGCATGAACCTTTCACAGCGTGTGTGGAAATACATTGACCAATACAAAGCACAATTGGAATCCGCTCTTGATGTAGGCTTGGGCGATGGACGAAGCGCAGACCAACTTTCACGTGATGTAAGACAGAATTTGCGCGAACCAAACCGATTATTCCGCCGTGTAAGAGATAAGCGCGGAAACCTTGTGTTGTCAAAAGCCGCCAAAGCATTCCACCCCGGACAAGGTGTTTACCGTTCTTCATATAAGAATGCGATGCGCCTTACACGTTCCGAAATCAACATGGCTTATCGTGAAAGTGATTTCTTGCGTTGGCAATCACTTGATTTTGTCGTTGGTTTTGAAATTCACAGAAGCAACCATGAACCATTGTTCAAGTGTGATATATGTGAAAAGTTGGTTGGGCGTTACCCCAAGACATTTAAATTCAAGGGGTGGCATCCGCAATGTATGTGTTACGCCGTGCCTATCTTGATGGATGAAGAAACCTTTGATGAAAACGAATTGGGCGACCTTAAAGCAGCATTGCGCGGAACGACATACCAACACAAACAAGCAGCCAATGTTGTTCCTGATGTTCCGCAAGGCTTTAAAGATTGGGTAAAAGACCATATCGAAGCACAAAAGAAGTGGGCTTCAACCCCCTATTTCATCAAAGATAACTTCAAGGATGGCAAGTTGTCCGAGGGGCTGAAAATAGAATTGCCGAAACCGACCGTTCAAGTTGATGTTCTTGCACCATACAAAATGCAGATTGCCCAAGCAAGGCAACAAGCAACGAGGTGGGGCTTATCAGTGCAGCTTACAATGTTGGAAAAGTATGTTGCTGGCAAAGATATACCAAGCATTCAAAGCCGAATTGCAACCATTCAAGCAAAAGCAATGCAAATGGAGCAAGCCGATGCGGATATTCGCCGCAAGTGTGCCGAATGGGGGCTTAATACATATCCGCTTGACGAAGCAATGCGCAATCCTGATTCAAGGAACATCTTGGCAAAGATGGCGGAATTGGAAACAAGATGCAAGGATGCGGAAAAGGAATACAAGGCATTTATTTCAGATGCAAACAAGGCAATCCAAGAAGCCCGGAAATACAAGATTGATGTTTTGGAAATGCTCAACGACATTGCCACCATTACAGGCGACAAACGCGAATGGGTTATGGGCAAAGCGTCATACAAGAAAGCATTACAAGAATTATTGGAAGCAATAAATAAAGCATTGGGCGTAAGTATTCATCCCGCAATGAAAACATCATACACCAAAGATACAGATGTTGATGAAACATTGAAGCAAATCAATGCTGAATTTAAAACCGAAAAATGGTTTGAACATGGTGATTGCGTATTGACCCCGACAAAAAAAAGCGGTGTAAATGGGTTTACATATATGGATGGTCGTATTTCCTTAACACCGGATAGACTTAAACGTGTAAAATCTGCAATGGCTAAAATCGGGCAAGGTAAGGCAAATGACATAAGTTTTGAAGAAGCGGATGCAATGGCTACATTTTGGCATGAAATCACCCATAACCGAAATGTACCCGGTAATATGTTCAGCACAAGTACACAAATTGATGTTATGGAAATGATGAATGAATTTGTAGCAAGAAAGACATTGCCTGATTTTTACAAAAAGATGGGATGTGCAACAGTTCCACACCCCGAATTTATCAACAATCGTGCTTCAACAGGGTATAACCGCCGTGTATTGGGATATGATTTCATTATATCAAAACTTGGGCTTGATGCTGATAAGGTTTTGCAATCAGCAAAGAAAAACTTGTTCAATTTGAAATATACAGAGCAAGAAACAACCGCAACCCAAGCATTGTTAGATGGTGGACTTGATAAGTTTAAGCGATTAGATGGCAAGCCTTTGGGCAAGGCTCAACTTAAAAAGTTAGTTGCTATGTGTCGTAGGGGTATGAGTACAACGACAATTGAAAATTTCCTCAAAAATGAGAAGATTATAAATTAAATTTGCATTATAAACATTCTAATTACAACAATATGGACTATTCAAATTTAAAAAGCAAAACGATTTTCGATTTATGCAACGATGAAAGCATTATCAATGATTTGGTCGTATCAAAGGAAGATTTCTTTCGTGATTTGGAAGAATACCCATTACTTAACGCCCATGTCTTGATTGAATATGCTGAAATAACCAACAATGATAAGTTGTTGAAAGCCGTGAAAAGTCAATATAAAGCGGAACTTGAAGCGGAAAATAATGAATAAAAGGGAAAGGGGCATTTGCCCCAATCCCTTTTTATCTTGGAAGTTTGCGGTTCGTTTTCTTTCTATGTATCGCACCCCGGTAAATGATGCACTTGTTATTGCGGTAAGGCTTTGTTTCTGTAACACCATAAGACCACAACCGCGACTTTGACACACCTAATTCAACCGGGGTAAATGTGTCGAATATGGCGGCAATAGACCCGAAATAATGGTGGTTGTCGTCACCAAAGCAAACGTGATATATGGTTGTTCCGTTCATCGCAGTTCGTTTTTCTTCTTGACAACAGCCCTTGCAAGTTTATCAATTTCCGCTTGCGGTCGCCAAGGACTTCTTGAGCGAACATATCTTCTTGCTTCATTAAGTTCTTCAGCCCTTGCGCGTTCAGTCTTGAATTTCTCACAAATGGTGTACAAAGATTTTTGATGTTTTAGTGCAAGTTCGTTCCATTCCAAGTCTTCCGATGATTCCAATGCGGATTCAATTTGGTCTATTGCAAAGGATATTGCTTCAAATTCCTTGTCGTTAATAGATAAACGCATATCATTTCAAATTAAAATTAAACCATTCTTTGGGTGAATTGAATGCCGCCTTTTTCACTTGGCGATAAAACGCCTTATTCAGCTTGCGAAGCCTTGCCAAGATTTCATGCGGATTCCAATGGAAGTCCGGCATTACTTCATTGTTTGCAGCATAAATACCGCCTTGTTTCGGTTCATAGTGTGCGAATGCGACCAAACACCCATCCTTGACAAAAACAACGTCCATAACGGCTTTGTTTTGCTTGTGGCGATGTGTTAAGCGTGTGCAAGACGTGTAATATTCAACAATCCTTTTGTGTTGTTCCATCGCTTCTTTGACCTTTTCTTGTTGGTTGTGCCGAAAATCACGCAAGTTCTTGGCAACAACCTTGCGGTATTCGGCAACATTGATGGGTTCTTTCCCGGTTGCCATATTATACGGCAACAAGCCATTAGCAAACATTTTCACCGCGCGAACAAAGTTTTCCTTGTCCACAACTTTGTCGTGAAGTTCTTTTACGAAATCCACCGTCAAGCCATATTTGCTTGCGAGTGCTTCAAAAGTCTTTTCCATTGCAAATATATCATTTAGTTATTAGAGTAATTTTAATTGAATGCCATGTTTTTGAATTGTTCTTGCATAAATCGGGCATTTTTCAGAATAGGCACATTCCCCGGATTTGGCTTCATTAAATCTTTGTTCCCAAAGTTGTGCATATTGTTCCGTTCCCATTTCGGCTTCTTCATTAAGGAACGTAACCAACTTGATGCAAAAGAAACCATGTTCAACAGTTCTTTCCCCGGTGATTTCCACAAGCCCATTTCCTTTTGGTTTCATAGTAACACACATTTGGTTATAGTAATTTCCACGTTGTTTCAAAAGAACACCGTTCAATTTCGTTAGATTCTTTATGTTCCCCTTTCTCAATAAGTATGGGGATTATGCGAATTGGGATAAACACACCCCAACCCTTACCCTTTTCAGGGAATACACGAACACTTGAACCATCCTTTTTCAGATAGCCAATTTTGAAATAATTGCTTGAACCATCCCAACCATCATAATATGATATTGTCTTGCCGATAAGGGCTTGTTTTATTTCTTTTATTAACATAGTCATTAAAAAATGATTACCATTATAAATTCACATTTTGCCCAATTTGATAAATCGGGGCTTTTCATATATTCTTGGTTTTTTTGTTCAATGGCTTTTGCTTCTTGTTCGCTTATTTCAATGCCATTCACAAAGTATCGTTTCATATCGGAAAGTTTCGTGGGCGACCCGAAAGCCGCCCTGATTATTTAATTAAGTGGCATAACAAATTCAATGTCGTTGTAATGAATGAAGCCCCCGGCATCAATTATTGATTGAAGAGCTTTCTTGCCCCCTATTGGATTGTAAGGAATCGGCAATTGTTCGGATTTGAATTTCACAAACCCCTTTCCTAAAATTGCAAGTCCCCACCCATTATTGAATGTGCAAACCCCCTTGGGGGTATTGAACTTGTAGCCCTTTAAGTCAATGATGCGAAGTTGAGAATTGAAAAGCCTTGTTTCTTTGGAACGTATAATATTCATTGTTGCGAAAATTTGTGGGTGGTTGCCCACCCGGTTAAACATTAATTGTTTACTTGCTTGGGGTTACAACATCAAATGAGTATTCACGAACATAAATTTCAAACGGTTTCATTTCGTTGTATGTGATTCGGCGTTTGTTGTTCATTTCAAAACGCATTGAGAAATCCCAACCAATCTTGTTCGTTAAGATTACATCGAACCCACGGTGTAATTCAGTTGTCATAACTGCAAAAGCTGAAAAGAAGTCATGTCCACCCCAACCACTTTCGCGTACACCCGTTTTCTTGTTGAATGAGAAAACCGACCATTATGTTTCACCCTTTGTTTCGGTCAAGAAATCACCGACCATCTTTTTTGATACCTTTTTCATTGTTGCGAAAATTAAGTTATAAAATCTTGTTGTTGCATTGTGCATCATAGTAACACACTGCAAAGATAATGGTTATATTTAATAAAACAATCATTTGAGCAAGAAAAATGCAAATGCAGAGCAAAAATGTGGATAAGTAAGGCATAAGTTAGAGTTTAATCGTGTATGTATCACTATAAAACATAATACTTTTGTAAATGATTTGTTTAACATTATAATTATCGGAAAATGAAAGAAACAATTTTGGCATTACTGATTGCAAAGTTTTCAGGCGTGCGAAAAGACGGACTTGTGGCATTGGCACGTTCGCTTGCGTTACAATGCACGACCGAGGATGAAGCGAAAACCCTTGTCGATAAAATCACGGATGCGCAAGTGAATGAGTTTGTCAAGGATTATCGCGCCGATGTGGATAAGGAAGTGTCCGAAAGCAACAAGACCTTTGAAACCAATCTGAAAAAGAAGTTCGATTTGGTTCAGAAAACCGAACCCGGCGGTAATAAGAATCAGAAAGATACCGACCCCGACGACATTGCAGCCATTGTAAAAGCGGCGGTTGATGCGGCGGTTGCCCCTTTGAATGAAAAGTTGAATGGTTATGAAGCAAAGACTATTGCCGAAACAAGGCTTCAAGCATTGAATGAGAAGTTAAACGGATGCAAGGATGATAATTTCAAGGCTCAAACTTTGAAAGACTTTGCCCGGATGAACTTTAAGGATGATGCAGATTTTAATGAATACTTGTCAAGCAAGGAAGCGGACATTGCCACGGCAAATCAAAACAAGGCTGATACAGATTTAAGCAATTCCGGTGGAAGCCCGTTATTCTCACAAAAGGAAGAAAGCGGTATTTCAAAGGGTGTTGCCGAATATGTGGAAAGTCTAAAGCCTGACAACGACACGTTTAAGGGCAAGGAAATTTAAGTATAACCCTAAATTGTTAGAACAATGTCATTGACAATTAAACGTAAAAAGGACAATCGCGTTGTTAAGTGCGTGCTTCATCGCGTTGCGGACATCCCCGGTGGTGTAACCGTACAGGTTGCAAACTTGGGGGGTTCGGCATTGTTGGAGGGTACGCCCCTTGGTAAAGGGTCTAATGGTTTGTATGTAGTATGTAAGACCGCACAAGTAATAACACAAGCAAATGGGACTGCAATAGATTACGAAGTGGCTAAAGGACACCATTTCAAAGTTGGCGACCGATTCGCGACGGCAGCTTGTAACGGGCAGACCATTACCAAGATTGATAAGAGCGATGCCGCAAAGGATATTATTACAGTAGGAACAACGCTTGGCGCACAAATCAATGCCGGAACTTGTGCGTTTGAATCAAGTGGAGCAAACAAAACATTAAAAGTCACCCCGGTTGCCATTGCGGGGTCAAACCAAGATGTAGAGGGTGGCGAAAACTTGTTTGTAGATGCTTGGGTTATCGGTGTCGTTAAAGCAGCCAACGCGCCAATCGTGGATGATTCCATTAAATCCGCATTGAAATCAATTGTTTATGTTTAACCCCAAAAGTAAACCAATATGCAGAAATCATTGATGGTTGGGTTGAATGAAAAGGATATGGGCGCGGTAATTCGCACCTATGACCTTAAAGATTACTATTACCCAACCCTTTTCCCACTTAAAGAAACAAATTTCTTGACGTGGAAAATGCTTGAAGCGCAATCGGGCTTGAAGATTGCCGCCGACCTTGTTTCAAGGGGTGCGACAATTCCAAGAAAGACCCGTGAAGCCATTTCACGCATTCAAGGTGATATTCCCAAGATTACCATTTCACGTGAAAAGAATGAAGATGAATTGACCGAATACGACATTATGGTTGCTATGTCGAGCAACAACCCCGACTTGAAAGCTCTTGTCGAATTTTGGGCGGAAGATACCAAGTTCTGTTGGGATGGCGTTGCAGCCCGCGCCGAATGGATTGCATTGCGCCAAATTTCGCTTGGCAAGGTCAAGTTCACCAATTCCAATAACGCAGCGGTTGTCACCGAATATGATGTTGATTACCTGATTCCGGCAGAACAGAAGATTGGCGTTGCCACTTCTTATTCGTCCGGTTCGGCTGCCAAGCCTTTGACAAAGGATTTCCCAGCAGCTTTGAAGTTGGGTAAGAAATTGTATGGCGCAACCTACAAATTCGCATTCATGAATGTTGATACCTTTGAAAAGTTTGCTTCACAAGAAGAAGTTTTGAAGAAGTGTTCTTCATTCATTCAGAACGCAACAGGCACGCAGGATGCACCTGACTTGGCAACCGTTAACGCATATCTTGCCAAGAAGAAAGAATTGTATCGTGGTTTGCAGATTATCGTGATAGACCAAGACATTACGATTGAACTTGCAGACGGAACGCGCGACACTTCAAATCCGTTTGAAGATGATGTTATTCTTTTTTCTGAAAGCAAGATTCTTGGCAATACCTATTGGAAGAAGCCTATTGACGCAAAGAAGATGCCCGGCAGTGTAGCCGAAAAGGTTATGCACGGACATACCTTGGTCAAGAAGTATTCCAATGAATCCCCGGTTCAAGAAGTTACCGAGGGTATTGCAAACCTTTTCCCGGCATGGAATCTTGCCGGAAGAAGCGTGTTGATGCAGACCAACCACACGAGTTGGAATAAAAATTAACAATAGACCAACGGGGCGGTTTATTTCCGTCCCAATGGTCTTTTTGCAAGGTATGAGTATATGACAAACAAAGAGTATTTGACCAAATCATTGAATGGGCTTAATGTAAGCGAAGATGATATTGATATTATCTTGCTTAAAGGCGGTCTTGCAGCCAACGACACGGCGGATGCAAGGGGGTGTGATATATCAGTGTACAACCGTATGTCGGTTATATTGAAAGGTATGTTGCAAAATGTTTCCGAGGGTGGATATTCTATATCGTGGAACATGGAAGCCGTTAAGTTGTATTATGCCGCATTGTGTAATGAATTGGGCAAAGAAAACGTGTTGGTCGCACGTCCTAAAGTTCGCAACCGTTCAAATATTTGGTGATTATGGCACAAGTGAAGCAATATCCACATTACCTATTCATCGAAGTTGCCACGGAATCCGTGCAGGATTCACAAGGCAATTGGACGGAATGTGAACCGTCGCGCAAATTCATATCCATGTGTCGTGAAGAATCTGATGGCAGGGGTACGGAATATCAGGTTGCCGGGGGTGAATACCAAAAGGCAACATCTGTAATTCAATGCCCAAAGACTTGCCCAAGGGTAAGTAAAGGCGCAAGGGTGATTGTTGCAAACGACCCTGATTGTACGGACATACGCATTGCCGGAATATGCTTGAACTTTGACCCCGCACAACTACATTCAAGACTATGGGTATAAAAGCAAACTTCACCAAAGATGATGTCAAGAAGCGTTTTGATGCTTTCTTGGATATGGTCGAAAGAAAGCAGATTGAACGATTGCAAAGGCTTGGTGAAATGTGCTTGATTGAAGCACGCAACAATAAAGGCTACATGATGCAGACGGGGGCATTGCTTTCGTCAACAGGGTATGAAGTTTTTGTTGATGGTGTTGCAATACATGGTCAATTTGATGCCGCAAGCGGTGCGGAAAGTAATGCAGCGGCACAAGGTATAAAAGCAGGGCAAGACATTGCCGAAAAAATCGGCAAGGAAACCAAGGGTGTTGCCCTTGTTGTGGTTGCCGGAATGAATTATGCCGCCTATGTCGAAGCAAAAGGATATAACGTGTTGTCAAGTGCTGAACACCTTGCAGAACGGGAATTGCCCCGAATGTTGGAAAAATTGATTAGTAACATTAAACGTGCAGCGGAATGAAAACCATATTTGATACCGATGGAATTTTGTTTGCCTTGCTTGATGGTAAAACGTCAATCAAGGGTGGTTGCTATGTTGGTGATGACAGACCCGAAAATTCAGCCAATGAAGATATTGTTATTAACACAATAGACTTGGCACAAGACACCTTACCCCAAATCGGTACGTCCAACATCAACATATACACAACCGACACAAGCAAGAAAATCAAAGGTAAAATGCAAGTTTCAGCCAACCGCACACGCCTTAAAGCCTTGGCAAATGAAGTCTTGGCAATAGTAAGGAAAGCGAATGTGGATGGATTGACCATTACGCCCGGTAATATGACGATTATGTATGAACCCAACACGAAGCAACACTTCATCAACATTCGCATTGATTGGAATATTCAAACTGATTAAATGTTATGGCAGTACAAAGAACATCATTGATTACACTTGGACTTTGCGAAATCCAAGTTGGTACAGCCGGAGCAGATGGGAAAATGCCGTCTGAATTGGCGAAGATTGGCAAGACCTATAAGGACACTTGCAAGATGGCACAAGATGCATCCGATGTAACGGAACATTTTGAAGAGGGTAAAGCCGCCCCGGAAGTCCGCAAAAAGGCACGTAAGATGCCTAAATTGACATTCAGCATCATGGATGCCAATGTGGACGACCTTGTAAACTATGTTGGCGGTGAAAAGGTGGAAACAACAAAGTGGGGATATGACGGTAACGAAGTTGTGGCAAATAAAGCCATTAAGGTAGTTACCGAACAAGGACTTGACTTTGAAATTCCTAATGCTGATATTGAAGCGGTAATAAACGCGGATATGTCGGCAAAGGGTATTTTCCTAATTGATTTCACCGTAACACCTTTGGCAGTAACCACGGGTAAGGCATTACGTGGTGTGCCGAAATGATAAATTATCGGGGCATATACCCCAAGCCCCGGAATGCAATAGTGTGTTTCGGGGCTTATTTTTTTCTAAGATGTTGTAGTATGACAGATGCAAATAAGAAACTTGAACAAGAAAGGGACGAACTAAACACCCTTATAGGAAAGGGCGTGTCGTTTGAACTCAAAGATACCGAATATGAAGTACAAAAAAAGTTCTTTGGGCTTGTCAAAAGACACATTCCCCACGAAGTTACACGTACATTCAAAATTGAAGAACTGACCCTTTCAACCCTTGACCGCATTTCAGCCGAAACAATCGAAATGGCAATTGATGAATCCATGATGAAGTCGGATGATTCGATGCAACGTGCAAAAGGACTTGCCCACAAGCATTCCATTCGATGTGCAAGAATTATAGCGATTGCCGTACTTGGTGAAGATAGGTTGATTCCGGTGCATGGGAAAGGATGCACACGATGGGTTGAAAACAAGAAGCGACTTGAAGAATTGACTTCACTGTTTGCGCGTAAAATCAAACCATCTGTATTGTATAAACTTTACGTCCTTGTCAATGCCATGTGCAATCTTGGGGATTTTATGAACTCTATTCGATTGATGCAGCAAGAAAGAACCACAATGCCGATTCGGATAGAGGAAAACAACGAGGTTTAAACAGTCCGCACGGTCGCCGGGGGGCTATATGCCAACATTTCGGATGGACTTATGATTACCTTATGCACGGCATTGCATGGTCGGTTGTTCAACGTATGATGATAGATGCACCGGGTTATGATATGAATGATGACACCGGGGTTGAAGAAATCGAATTGACGGAAAACAACAGTGAGCAAATTTTGAATTATGTAAATAGTTTGATGTAATATGGCAGAAATTGACGGTGGCGCATTGTCTTTTAAATCCATCATGGACAATGACCAACTAAATATGGCGATAGATGAAACCTTGCGACGGGTGCAAGGGTTTTCCAATGCCGTTGTTGGCAGTGGTGATGTGATGGACAGAACCACGCAAGAAATGGTTGAATGTATTGAAATTCAACGCAAGGTTGTTCAGGATTTGGAAAACAAATATTCGGATTTGGACGCAAAGATAAATGCAATTGAACCCGGTGATGCACAAGAAATCTTGATGAGTGAAGCCATTGCGGTAAAACAAGAACTTAATGCGGAAAAGAAAGCCCTTACCGCATTAACGGTTGAATTGAACAATTTACAATCAACCAATGTGCGTTGTGCAATGTCATTCGACCAAATCCGTGCCATGTTGGGGCAAATTGGCGCAGCGTGTGAAGAACATGAAAGGGCTATTGCAAGCTTAAATGATGAATACGACCGATTAAGCCATGCTGCAAGCGATGCTTTTGTGTCCGGGCGTGATGATGATTACAGGGCATTAAAGCAACAAGCGGACGCAATCAAAGGTGAAATCACGGTTCGCCAACAACTTTTAAATGAATTGCGCGAACAATCAGATGCACTTGAAGAAGAAGCGGACAAGTTGGAAGAAGTAGCCAAGCAAGCAGATAAAACGGCACAATCCCATGTTTCTTTGCGCACCCGTATTCGTGACCTAAAAGAAGAAATGGCGTCATTGATTGCCGATGGTGTAGATGAACAAAGTGCCGCTTATAAGGAATTGGAAGAAGAACTTGGGCGTTTGATGGATATTCAAGGGGATATTCAAGCACAAGGAAGCGTTCTTGCAAATGATGAAGCCCAATTTCAAGGCATGATTCAAGGATTGTCAGGTGTTGTTGGCGGATTTACAGCCGCCCAAGGTGCAATATCATTGTTTGCCGGAGAAAATGAGAATCTGCAAAAGATAATGTTAAAAGTTCAGTCCTTGATGTCGATTACTATTGGTTTGCAACAGGTGGCGCAAACATTAAACAAGGATTCGGCTTTTCAGCTTGTCACCATTAACGGCTTGAAAGAGTGGTGGAACAAGTTGTTGGCAATCGGGCGCGGTGAACAAGTTGCATCCACCGCCGCAACGGTGGCTGATACAACCGCAAACATTGCAAATGCGGCAGCAGAAACCGCACAAACGGCAGCAACCCAAGCAAATACAACCGCACAAGGAGCAAACACGGTGGCACAAGGTGCGAATACCGTTGCAACAGGCGCACAAGCAGCAGCGGCAACGGCGGGAACCGCGGCAAATATTGGTCTTGCCGGGGCTTTCCGAATGGTTGGTGCTGCAATAAAGTCCATCCCGGTATTTGGTTGGATTCTTGCCGGAATTTCGGCATTGATAGCACTTGTTTCCCACTTTGTAGGCAAGGCAAATGAAGCCAAGAAAGCACAAGAAGAATGGTATAAATCCATTGCCGAAAATGCTTACAAGCCCATTGCAACCATTGAAGAATTGTCGGTGAAATGGAAAGCCCTTGGCGATGATTTGAAAGCCAAAGAAAAATTCGTCAATGAAAACGCAAAGGCATTCGATGAATTAGGTGCATCCGTCAATGGTGTAACAGATGCGGAAAACTTGCTTATACGAAATAAGCAAGCATTCATCAACGCCCAAATCGAAAAGGCAAAGGCAATGATACTTGTTCAGCAAGCCCAAGAAAAAGTGAAGACTTTGATGGAAAAGGAACAAGAATACAATGCTATGCCCGAAAAAACAAGCCAATTTGTTCAAACAAGTTCATTCGGTACGGGATATTACATTGAAGTGGACAATAAGGCAAAAGCCGATAAAAAGAAAGAAATAGAAGATTTGCGTACGGAAATAGAACAAGGCTTCAAGGATGCAACCAAAGCCGAAAGCAATGGTTGGAACGAGCTTAAAAAAGCCGGAATTGATGCTTCTAACACCTACAAAGATGGTACGTTAGGGGCAATCGAACAGGCTATTCAAGTAAAAGAAGCAGCATTGAAGAACCTAACAAGCAATGCCGATTATCAAGTAGCCTTGAAAGAAATTCAGGAATTGCAGAAAAAAGCCGATGCAATTACAGGAAAGAAAAAAATAGGTGGTGGAAATCCGACCACCAAAGACCCTTTCTTGGACAAATTGAATAAATATAAAATCGAATATCAACGATTCAACAAGTGGGTAAATTCGGGTGATGCCATATTGATTCAATCGGCACACAAGGAGTTTGAAAAGTTGCTTGGTGAGGGTGCGACGTATATTGACTATCTAAAGAACCAACGCGACCAAATCTTATCAGTTGATGTTGCCAACCGAACCAAGGCACAAAACAAGCAATTGCGGCAACTCAATGATTCCATTGCAGAAGAAACGAAAGCAACGGTTTTGGAAGCATTCAACAATGAATTGAATGAACAATTAACCAATGCAAGCACCGTTATCGAAATGCTTAAAATCATTGAGCAAAAGCGCAAGGAGTTGGCGAAAGATGGAACGGACTTGGATAATGCTAAAGCCGATGCCCTGAATGATGCTGAAAAGAATGCCCAAGAACAATTAAAAGAAGAAACCGAAGCGTTGTTGGCTGAATATGCTTCATACACGGAACAAAAGCATCGCATTGATGAAACATACAACCGCGATTATGAAGTGTTGATGGCTAAACGCAAGAAAGCAACAACAGATTCGGAACGCGCCGAAATAGATGCAGCGATTGCCAACCGCCAAAAGAAGCGTAACAAGGATGTTAACGCAATAGGTGGCGTTGATTATGATTCATTGCTTGCCGAATACGGCACATTTGAACAAAAAAAACAAGCAATCATTGATGGGTATGCAGAAAAGCGTAAGGCAGCACAAGCCGTTGGCAATACCGAAATGGTGGAAGCCTTGAACAAGGCACAAGCCGAAGCCCTTTCAAAATTTGCATTGAAAGAACTTCAAGCGCACCCGGATTGGGAATTGATGTTTGGCGACCTTGACGAAATAAGCACCCGGAAACTTCAAGAACTGATTGATAAAATCAACAATCTTGATGGGGCTTATCTTGGCATTGAGTTTGACCCGAAAGACCTTGAAACCCTGAAAGAAAAAATCGGGGAGATAAAGAATGAAATAAAGGAGCGCAACCCATTTAAGGCACTTATTTCGTCAATCAAGGATTATGGCAAGGCGGTGGACGATGAAAGCAAGAAAAAAGCGTTGTCCAATATGTTTGAAAGCGCAAGCAGTGCAATTGACCTTGTAGGCGGAACGCTTGATGCCGTAACGTCCGGAATGGGAAAGATGGGTATTACAATGGACGAAGAAACCCAAGCCATAATGAACGACCTTGGCGGAATTATGGATGGGGCAAGCCAAATTGCAAGCGGTATTGCAACGGGCAACCCTTTATCCGTCATTCAAGGTTCAATCGGTTTGTTGTCGTCTGCATTTGACCTTTTCAATTTCAAAGACAGAAAGGCAGAAAAGCAAATCAAGAAACACCAAGAAGCCATATCCAAACTTGAAAAGGCATATACGCAACTTTCTTGGGCAATTGATAAGGCGTTGGGCGGTGAAGTGTACAAAAACCAACAAGCCGCGATTCGTAACATGAAAGAGCAACAAGAACATTTGCGCCAATCTTGGGAAGCCGAAATTTCAAAGAAAAAGACGGATTGGGGAAGGGTTGATGAATTTAAAGAGCAATATGCTGAATTGGAACGCCAAATTGCTGATATGTATGCAGAAATTTCAAATGACTTGTTGCAAACCAATGCTAAAGACTTTTCAAGCCAATTGGCAGACAGTTTGACAACGGCATTTAAAGCGGGCGAAGATTCGGCAAAGGCTTTTGAAGAAACCGTGAATCAGGTGTTGCAAAACGTGGTTGTGAACCAATTGAAGAAAAAGTTCTTGGAACAACAGCTTAAAGGCGCACTTGACCAATTGGAAAGTTCAATGGGATGGTGGAATGGTGACACATTCGTATTTGATGGATTGACGGATGATGAAATTGCAGCATTCAAAGCCAAGGTTCAAGCAGCCGCCAGCAACTATGAACAAGCCTTGGGCATATACAAGGATTTGTTTAAGGACTTGAATATTGAAGAAGCGGACGATTCATTGACCGGGGCGGTAAAGGGTGTTTCAGAAGAAACCGCAAGTATTGTTGCCGGACAAATGAACGCAATCCGTATCAACCAACTTGAATCAACTTCGATATTGCGCCAATCATTGCAAGCCTTGAACACTATTGCACAAAATACGGCTTACAACCGATACTTGGCAAGAATCGAAAGGATTATCACCATCCTTGAACGCAATTCAACAGGTGATTCTTTGCGGTCGCAAGGATTGTCATAACCGATTATGTTTCACTATAAAACAAACGAATATGAATCTATCAAAAGAACTTGCAAGGCAGGCAAAAGCTAAAGGTATTTGCACCCCTTGGCATAACGAATTGTTGAAGCTGCAAGATAAAAAAGCAATGGTGGAAATGTACCTGAAAGGAATAGATTTTTGCCTTGCTAATAATTATCCCACAAATGACTTTATAAGGGAGCATTTTAAAGGGGTAATGGAAGAACAAGGGGTTTTCCTTGACGATGATATAAAAGTTGAAAATATGCCTAAATGCGTGTGCTTGGGGGCAACTTGTGGAAGCATTGAAACAAGATGCTTTGAGGTGTGCGAAATCTATGCAAAGCACAATTCAGAATTGAATGTAATTGCAAAGGATAATGCGTTTGTAATGATTGATATTTATGATGATGCTATTATAAGTGTATATGCGAGCGACCGGGCAAAAGTTTGCGTGAACCATCATGGTGGGTCGGTCAATAGATATGCAATGAATGATGCCATTATTAAAATCCGGGAACAAGATAAAAAGACTTATTAAAATGGATGCGAATAATATAATTTTCCAAATGCCATTCGATGAAAGCAACGGTTCAAAGGTTGCTTTCGATTACAGCCAAACACGTGCGGACGGAGTTGTACAAGGTGCAGCATTCGTTGCCGGAAAGAATGGCAATGCAATTTCGTTTGGTGGAAAGGACACTTGCGATGTGTCCAAATCGGTGTTACCCAACATGAATGTTGATTTCTCAATGATGATGTGGGTGCAAAGCCGTGATGTTGAATGTGGTTCACCCCAAAAGATAATTTGGGTTCTTAACTTTGATGGAATGAATAATTACGTTGAAATTCCGATTGAAGCAACCCCCGGTTCGTGGTATTCAATGGCAATAACAAGGCGTGGTGCATCTTTCAACATATATGTCAATTCATCATTGATTAAAACCGTAACAAAATCCGGAACATTGCTTGGCGTATCATTGTGCCAAGACTATTACGGGGGCGAATACGGCTTGGGCTTGCTTGATGATGTCAAGATTTACAATGTTGCATTGTCGCAAGAAGAACTTATCAACGAATTGTCCATGAGTAAACAACAAGCCTATTTGTTGGACGGTGTGGATTTCAAAGATTATGGCATATATGTGTCAGGTTCAGACGGAGTTATGAACCGCCCCAAATTAAAAGCACCCGCAACATTGAATTGGGATAATTATCATGGTGAAAGTGTTGATTTATCACATAAGTTCTATGAATCAAGGGAAATCACCTTGTCTTGTTTCGTCAAGGCTGAAACAAAAATGGACTTCATTAAGAAGATTACAGCCTTTGAACAATTGTTTGATAGGGTTGGCACAAATCGCCTTGTGATTGATATTCACCCGGTAAAACCATTGGTATATGAAGTATATTGCAAAGATGCGATTGAGATTCAAAAGGAATGGTCGGATGATTTGATGGTTGGCACATTCAAGTTGAAGTTAATAGAACCCGAACCCGTCAAAAGAGTATTGAAGCACATTCGCGTCAATGATGCGACCAAGGCTTGCACCATTACTTTGACAAGTTCCAAGTATGTGAACATATATTGGGGGGATGGTTCAGTGGATTATGACATAAGCGGTGATGCCGTCAAAATTACACACAACTATGATGTCAATGGTGATTATTTCCCGGTCGTAACCGGGTGTATTGATGAAATTTCATCGTTTGAAACAAATGCAATTATAGTATGGGAACGAATATAATCATTACACAACCGAATGGAAACCGTGTGCCAATGCAGAATCGGCGCACGGCAACCGTGATAACGTCTGCAAAACAGAATTGGGGCTTAAATGCGGAAGATACGGTGGATATTACCATTGAATCACCATTTCCACAAAAGTATAATATTGGCGATTCAATCACCGTATTTGGGCGTGACTACAAGTTGAACCGTTTGCCGTCGGTCAAGAAAACAGGGATGCACCAATTCCAATACACCTTGCAATTTGAGGGCATACAATATGACCTATTTAGGGTTACATACGACTTGACTATTGACACGACCACGAATGAATTGCAAGACGTGCAAGGTGACACATTGACGGGCAATTTGAATCGTTTTATGGAAGTTCTTATTGCCAATGCCAATCGCGTGTTTCCGGGTAAATGGAAATTGGGGGCTTGCCCTGATACCATTGGTGACAAGACTTTGACTTTCGGTGAATCCGACAATTGTTTGTCGGTGCTGCAAAACCTTTGCAATGAGTCAAACTTTAATGTTGAATTTGAGATTGAACAAGCTAAAGGCGTGTACACAATCAATCTGCATGAACGTGTCGGACAGACATTGCCGTTTGTGTTCAAGTACGGAAAAGGACGTGGTTTGTATGACTTGTACCGTGAAAACGTATCTTCATCAAACATTGTTACACGGTTGAAAGTATATGGTTCGACCGAAAATATTACTTCAAAATATCGTGCCGACCGTCTTTGTTTGCCGGGGCGAACAAAGGGGCAATCATACATTGAGAAAGCCGAAATGGTGGCGAAATACGGCATTTTTGAGGGTCGCAAGAACTTTGACAGCGTTAAACCATCATTCACGGGTTCGGTGGAAAGCAAGGTTGATGAATTTTCTTTCATTGACACGAAATTTCCGTTCGACCTGAACGCAAAGGATTCAAATGGCGAAACTTTGTATCTTATCAATGGAGTTTCGGCTAAGATTCATTTCAACACGGGCAACCTTGCCGGATATGATTTTGAAGTAAAGAGTTATGACCATGCAACGCACAAGTTTAGTTTGAAAAAAACAACCGACGACCGGGGCGATGTGTTTCCGTCTGAAACTTCAAAGGCATTCCAATTTGATAAGGGCAATGAATATAAGGTGCTTGACATTGCTTATTCACCCGATATTGAAGCCAAGGCGGAAACAGAATTGGCAGAAGTAGCAAATAAGTATTATGACCAAAATTGCCAACCCAAAGTTCAGTATGGTTTGAGCGTAACCAAGGCATACTTGCAAAAATTGGTAGGAACAAATGATTCAATAACAAATGTCTTTGCGCCGGGTGATTTCTTGCACGTTGTTGATGCTGATATTGATGTGGACAAGGCTATTCGTATAAAGTCATTTGTGCGCAATATACTTGACCCATACGATTACACATTGACCATTTCGGACATTACGACCAATGCCACGATTACCAACCGCGTGATTTCGGACTTGGTGGAACTTGATAAGATTGTTACCATAAATAATCTGAAAGACCCCACCCGCGCACGTGCCAATTGGCGGTCAAGCCGTGAAGTTATGAACATGGTATTTGACCCGGACGGCGATTATTACACTGACAAAATCAAGCCGGGGTCTATTGATACCCTTGCGCTTTCCGTTGGTGCAAAATCTATGCAGTTTGGGTTGCTAAATACGGTATTCCAACCAAATTATAATGGCAATTCGCAATTGGTAAAATGGCAAGGCGGCGTGTTGACGCATTACACCATCAAAGAAGAAATGGCGGTGTCTTGGGTGATGGCAGATGGGCAAGTAATATTGTCGGAAAACAATAGCGCATATTATCTATATGCGAAATGCGAACGAAATGGCAATGCCGGGGCTTTCATCTTCACTAAAAGTCAAATTCGGGTTGAAGAAGATGCTAATTACTATCATTTCTTAGTTGGTACACTATCAAGTATTGACCCTGAATTGAATGTTCGTTCTTTGGCTTTGACGTATGGATTTACAATGGTGAACGGTCGTTTCATAAAAACAGGGCGTATTGAATCGGCAGACGGCACAACCTATTTTGATTTGGATAATTCGGAAATAGGTGGACGCATAGTGTTTTCCTCAAATGGACAAGAAAAGACCCTTGAAGAACTTGGGAAAGAATCTCTGGAAAGCAAAGATTTCATCAACAACACATTGCCCGGCATTCTTTCGGAAATCCAATCACAATTGGATGGGCAGATTGAACAATTCTTTGAGGAATACGACCCTACGAACGAGAATCCCCCCGCTTCAACTTGGGAAACCGAGGAAGCAAAGATTGCACACCAAGGTGATTTGTTTTATAACACATTAACGGGAAAGGTATTTAGGTGGGTTAAAGCGACAAATAATAAATGGTATTCACATACGTGGCAAGAACTACAAGATACCGAAGTGGCGCAAGCACTTGCATTGGCAAATGATGCACTTGCATTGGCGAAAACCAAAAGAAGAATCTTCACGTCAACGCCTTACACGCCTTATGAAGTTGGTGATTTATGGGTGCAAGGTGGCAATGGTGATATTATGCGTTGCAAGACTTCACGCACAACGGGTTCTTACACGTCAAGCGATTGGGAAAAGGCGAGCAAGTACACCGATAATACCGCATTAAACACGTTCATCAATGGTACATACAACAATGCAATTACCGATTTGACAAACCAAATTGACGGAAAGATTGAAACATGGTTTCAGACAACCGACCCGGCAACCGCGTGGACAACAACCGCGTTGAAGAAAAAACACGTGGGCGATATGTGGTATCACACCACGAACAAAGAATTGAAGTATTACACAAGTTCTTATGCGTGGACAAAGGTTGAAGATGCCAAAGCGATTGCAGCTTATGAAGCTGCAAGCAATGCCCAAGATACCGCCGATGGCAAAAGACGTGTATTTGTGTCCACACCTTACCCACCTTATGATGTAGGTGATTTGTGGGTAAATGGCAAAGATTTGCGCCGATGCCAAACTAAAAAAGTGCAAGGGCAATCATACAATATCAATGATTGGGTTGTTGCAGTAGATTATGACAATACCAAGACCGTGATTGATGGCGGCATTGTAACGTCCGGAACAATTCAAGTTGCGGGTGATAACAAAAGTATTCTTGCAGGTATTACCGGGCAAGGAACGGCGGCAAATTCCATCCGATTTTGGGCGGGTGCTTCATTTGAAAACAGAACAACCGCGCCTTTCCGCGTTATGCAAGATGGGTCGGTTGTAATGACCAAAGCAAATGTCGAGGGCGTTATAAATGCCATTTCCGGGTATATTGGAGGGTTCAAGATTCAGCAAGGACAAATCGGTTATGGTTCATCGTCTGAACAAGACACAGCACGTGGACTTGCGCTTTTAAATGATTTCATCCGTTTTTACAATGGCAGTCAACGAACACTTGTTGGGTGTCTTAGTTCATTAGGTTATCCATTCAATGCCTTGTTTGAATTATCGGGGAACACGGGTACGGCTGTTGAAATACATCGAAATGGGTATAATGAAACAAATGAAGTATGGTATAGACCTAAAGCACTTGCAGTTTATGGAAATCAGTTAATAAATGGCAAACTTGCAGTTTTTGAAAATGGCTATATTGGTGAAGCATTCACTGATGTAATAGAAACACACATTTATTTAACACATTCTTATATGTTCACTTCTATAAGTTCGTCATATAGAAATGTACGTTTACCAAAACTTGCACCAATATGGAATGAAATGGGAGGAAACAGAACCTTTTTGTTGCATATACAAATTGGTTATCTTGGAAATGGTAATAGAATTAGATTAAGCGGTGTTGAGGGCGGTTATATCATAGATAATAACGCAAATAGACCGGGGGGCGGTTATGGTTATCTTGACATGGCACGTGGCGACAGCTTGGTTTTACGCGCTTATGGTGCAGATTATCATATTGTCCAATATAGAACATAAATTATGGAATTAGCAAAGATACAAGATAACGGAATGGTTGATGTGGTATTTTGTTCACCACTCAATGGTTCGAGATTGACAGAATTAAGAGAATCCGGGTTTCTTGATTTTGTCGCAAGTGAGCAACCACAAGTTAAATCCGGGCAAATTGCGGTTGATTCATGTAAAATAGTTGATGGCAAGGTGGTGCAGTCTTGGGAAATCAAGACCGACCCCGAAGCCATACAAACACAAATAAACGAATTGAAAGAACAACTTTCGGAATCTGATTACAGGGTTACGAAGTGTTATGAATGTTCGTTGGTTGGTAAGACATTACCTTATGACATACAAGTATTGCACACCGAAAGACAAGCAATAAGGGACGAAATCAACCGTCTTGAATCCTTGTTGGCATAAAGTTATTCTTTACTTATCCACTTTGTGTTATAGTAAAACATTAAAGAAGTAAATTTGTATTCAAAACTTTCAATTATGAATGAAACAAGAAGCGGTGAACACGTTTCCGCACAAATTGGAAAGATGGGAATCATTGACAAATTGACGATGAATAACTTTTCATTGCCGGATGGTCAATGCTTCAACATCAAAAATGACGGCACACAACCCGTGTTATTATCGGTGCAGCTTGCCGGAATGAATGATGGTGATTTCATTGAAACGCAATTTGATTGTGGGTGGAATCCCGAAATCGTTAAGATGGTGAAGCAATCTTCATTGTCAGGTATTAACTTAAAATGGGGCTATTAAAATGGGTTTACTTATCGGAGTAGGTGGCACAAAGCCACAATTCGCCTATGACTATTATTATGGCATTGAATGGGACGTTACGGTATCAAACAAGAAGCCTACAAGAATAGGCAAGATGGAATTGCACAAGGAATTGCCTTTGCAATCTTTGATGCGTCGGTGTATCCTGAATGACGATGGCAGTGTGAATTATTATTTGCACGCAAATGATTCAACGAAACGTGACAATAGCGCGGCGGCAGATTTGACGGGCAAGGACGGACAATATATGGTTGAATTACCGGATATGTATGTACGTTTTGAAATGGATGGTAATAAATGCCGCCATTTGCAATCAACGCAACCATTACCCGGTTTCCATCTTTGGCGAAAGGATTATGTTTCAGCGGTGGAAGCGACCGTTCAGCGTTCAACAAACAAACTTGCCGCCGTTTGTTCAATGGATGCAGATTACCGTGGTGGAAATAATGATGCTTCACGTGATGGGACAGCCAAAACGCAACTTGGGATGCCCGCAACGGCAATATCATTGACCAATTTCCGTGCGTATGCCCGTAAGCGTGGCACAACCGAATGGAATTGCAATCTATATCATACACACCGAAAGTTGTGGTGGCTGTATGCCGTTGAATATTGCACATTTGATTCACAAGACACATTTAATGCAGCACTTGATGAAAGTGGTTATCACCAAGGAGGATTGGGTGTGGGAGTAACAACTTTGGATTGGAGCAAATGGAGCAATCTTAATGGTAATTATCCCGTTGTTCCTTGCGGCAAAACAAACAGTCTTGGGAATAAAACAGGAGTGGTAGAATACACATTACCCAATGAATACGACCCCGAAAAGGAAACAAAAGTTAGTGTGTCGTCATACAGAGGGGTTGAAAATCCTTTTGGTCATGTATGGAAATGGACAGATGGTTGCAAATGCTTGATTCAATCGGAAGCAGATGGCGGTTTGTCTGAATTTTACGTTTGTGACGACCCCACGCATTTCACAAGTTCGGGAGTTGCTAATTATCAATTACGTGGTAACTTGCCAAGACGGGAGGGTTATGTAAAGAAACTTATCCTTGGTGAACATGGCGAGATTATGCCCCTTGAAATTGGTGCAGGTTCTACAACCTATTTTTGTGACTACTTTTATACGAACATTCCCGGAAGTGGAGTTTCGGAACGTGGCGTTTTGTTCGGCGGTTCTGCGCATCATGGTGCGGCTGCGGGGTTCGTGTCTGCGGCTACGTCTGCTGCGGCTGCGTATGCGCATGCGTTTGTCGGTTCTCGGCTTTGCTTTTACCCGCAAATCGAAGCAACATGAAACCCGATTGCAAAATGAATTTTGATGTTTAAATAAAGAAATAAGGGTTGTCCGATGTCGTGGCGTTTTGTTCAGCGGTAATGCGAATAATGGTGCGAATGCAGGGTTCGTGTATGCGAATACGAATAATACGGCTACGAATGCGAATGCGAATATCGGTTCTCAGCTATGCTTGTAAAAATATAGTTGCATATCGGAAACCTTGCCACAAAAACAACCCAACCGGGGTTGTATGAGTTGGGGAAATCCCAACGGCAAAAAATATAATAAGTAAAACGGTTTTGGTAGGGTTATACCCGAAGAATCCTAATATACAAGCAAACTTGTGTTATAGTAAAACATGAAGCGAATTGGAAATTTGTTTGACCAAATAATTGCACTTGACAACTTGCGACTTGCCGATGAAAAAGCAAGGAAAGGCAAGATGCGTTCTTATGGTGTCATGGTTCATGATAAGAACCGTGAAACCAATTTGCTTGCTTTGCACGAAAGTTTGAAAAATGGTACATTCAAAACATCGAAATATCACATATTTACAATTTACGAACCCAAGGAACGTCAAATTTACAGGTTGCCTTATTTCCCCGACCGTATCTTGCACCATGCAATAATGAATATCCTTGAACCAATATGGGTTTCCGTTTTCAATAAGAACACGTATTCTTGTATCAAGAATCGTGGAATCCATAAGTGTGCAAAGGATGTTATACAGGCATTGAAGCAAGACCCGGACGGGACAAGGTATTGCCTTAAAATAGACATACGTAAGTTTTACCCATCAATCAATCATGATGTCTTAAAATCAATCGTAAGGCGAAAAATCAAGGATAAAAGGTTGTTGGGTGTCCTTGATGAAATAATTGATTCGGTTGGCAATACTGATTTGCCGATTCGCAATTTCACAACAGACCCCACAACAGGGGAAGTTGTGATTTCATCATTGAATGGTGTACCAATCGGCAATTATTTAAGCCAATACTTTGCAAACCTTGTATTGGCTTACTTTGACCATTGGTTGAAAGAAAACAAGCGCGTGAAATATTATTTCAGATACGCGGACGATATTGTTATTCTTGCGCCCAATAAAGAAGTATTGCACGAATTGTTGCACGAAATCCGGGCATATTTGCGTGGCTTGAAACTTCACGTCAAACGCAATTATCAAGTCTTTCCCGTTGATTCAAGGGGTATCGACTTTTTAGGATATGTATTTTATCATTCCCATACACTTTTACGCAAATCAATCAAACAGAAACTTTGCCGCCGGGTGGCAAAATTGAACAAACGTAAGGTCGTGCCAACAAAAGCACTTTATAAGCAACAAATATGCAGTTGGTGGGGATGGTGTAAATACTGTAATTCAATCAATTTAATGAAGAAACTTTCAAAAACATTCCCGTATGAAATTAAATTCAATAGAAGCAAATGCCCATTATGATATGGAGCATGGTAAACCCACAATCTTAGAAAAAGATAATGATGGTTCTTCCTTGTATCGCTTCAATATTGAACCCGAAATGGGTACACGCGAGGGCAAAGAACAAGAAACAGAAACGCAAATCGGTTGGAAGTGCTATGAAGTTCGCACGTTTAACCAGCCTACCAAAGCAAATTTGAAAAGGGTAATTATCCGTTCGATTCTTGACGAAACGGCGGAATTTGACCTTGTAAACAGCTATAACAAGCACGTTTTGGGTGTTGCCCCGGATGATAAGGCAGTTGCAAAATACAAAGAGTATTTGCAGTTTACCGAAGAATTGGACAAGTTGTTATTGTCCACATTGTCTAACTAACATTTTAAAACTGATGGCAAAATTTTGTGAACTTGGTATTGAATCGGACGTGGTGATTGGCAAAGGTATCGAGATTGAAGATTTGTTTGGTCGTCGAATCTTAATTGAAAAGACAATCATTCAGCCAACAAAATATCCGGGAAAGAATGCGTCCGGATTAAGAATGCAAATGCAAGTGGTTCTTGCAACATTTAATGAATCGCCCGACAAAAACGGCGATTGTTACACTAAAAACCCCGATGGCACACCCATTGGGGAAAGACGTTCTTGTTTTACCGGGTCGGACATTCTGATTTCAGCCATACAAAAAGCCGAAAGCAATTTGCCCGTTGTGAATAAGAAAAGAAGTGAACAAGGCTTGCAACCATTGCAATTGTACCCAATGGACACAACAATTGTCAAGGTCGGAAAATGTTTTCAATTCACATAAAACATGAATGAAGTATTGGTAACAATTGGTTCTATCATTGGAACATTGGGTGGTTGGGAAGCCGTTAAATACATCCTCAATCGTAAAAGCAATAAGGTTATTGCCGAAGCAAATGCTTTTGCCATACAAAGAAGTGCATTGCTTGAAGATTATCAACGCGTCCAAGGCGAAGTTGATGTTCTGAAACAAAAGGTAGATGAATTATATACAAAGTTGCACACGTTGGAAAACGAACGTCTTGATTTGATTCGGGAAAATAACGAATTGAGGTTGAAGCTCAAGGATGCTGAAAAACACGTGTGTTTGCAACCTGATGATAAATGCTTGCGACGACTAAGCCCCGATGTTAAATGCCGTCTTGTCGGTTTATTGCGTGGCAATTACACACAAGACCATCCCGATGTAATTATGACCGAAGATGATATGAAGAAGTCGAACCAAGAAAATAATTAATATATGGCAAATGTAGATATACTATTACCGTTCATTCTCAAATGGGAAGGCGGATTTGTGAACGACCCGGCAGATTCCGGCGGTGCAACAAACAAGGGTGTAACAATCGGAACATGGCGAAATGTAGGTTATGACAAGGACGGCGACAATGATATTGACGTTAAGGACTTGAATTTGCTTACAGATGCAGATGTCAAGAACCGGGTATTGAAACCACATTATTGGGACAGATGGAAAGCCGACCAAATCCAATCGCAAAAGGTTGCGAATATCCTTGTTGATTGGGTGTGGGCTTCGGGCAAGCACGGCATTGTAATTCCGCAAAGGTTGCTTGGTGTCAAAGCTGATGGCATTGTTGGCAACAAAACATTGTCGGCGGTGAACTTTGCAGACCCTGAACAATTGTTTGAAGCGATATTCCAAGCACGTGTTGACTTTCTGCATGAAATTATCCGGACAAGTATTGTCAAATATGAAAGCAAGATTGGACGAAAGGCAACCGAAAAAGAGTTGATGAAGCATACTAAAAAGCGTTTCTTAAAAGGATGGCTAAACCGATTGAATGACATAAAAAGAATTTGTGTATGAAAAAGGTTATAGCAATTATTTTGGGGCTTGCATTGCTTACATTGCTTACATCGTGTGGTGCAGCCAAGAAAGCAACAAAAGCCAAGGAAGTGCAGCTTGATAGTGTAGCAGTTGCAAAGGTTATGACGGAAAGAACCGAAAAGGTTGTGGACACAACCCGGACTGAACATGGGAAAGTTACCATAACCGAAATTGAGTTTTACCCACCGACCGCAACCGAACCACAAGGCAAACTTGCCAATCGCAAAGATTCATCCACCAAGGCTTCAAGCGTAACAAAGCCGATGGCAAATGTTGAATTGAATGAAATTGGCAAGATGCAAGGTATGGTAAAGTCAATTCGACAAACAGTGATTCAATCTGATGTTCGCGAAAATGGCGAAAGCAAAGAAGCAAACGAAAGCGATAATTCGGAAAATTCCGCCACCTTGTCAAGACAAGAAACAAGCATGGACAAGCAGCAAGCACCAACCCCCGACCCTTACCGTTGGCGACACATATTTTATACGGCATTGGTATTTGTCGCGATATTGCTTTACCTAAAACGTACACCGATTGTCAATTGGATTAAAAAGATTCTTGCGGGGATTTTGAAGAATCCTTGATTATTCGTAATTTTGCAACATACATTGTTGCGAAGCCCGGAGTTGCACCGGGTACAATGTTGAAGCCCGGTTATTGCCGGGCTTTTTTCATTATCGGAGTAATCACTCACTTATGGACATAAAAAAAGCCCCAAAAATGGGGCTTTCGTGTACAAATTCGTGTACAAGTTTTGTAAATCCTTGATTTTCAAGGTTTATTGCGGAGAGAGAGGTTTCTGAACTTGTCAGCCTATTCTCTCTGTATATCAGCGTTATAACATCAAGGTAAAGAACAAATGTAGCAAAATTGTAGCACATTTCTGAAGGCTTTTTGAAACCCTTTTGAATGCCTATGCCATCATTTTATCACGGTTCAAAGATACTAAAAAACGAACACATTGCCAAATGCTTTATAATAAATATTTTCAGCCACTCCACTGCTACACTTTTTAGTGCAAGGTGCGAGCCTATTTATATATATATAGGCTTGCACCTTGCACTAACGGAGACTGTGTGTGGCATTGCACCAATGACTACATTCACAAACAACATCTTACTACCAAAAACTTATATCAGTCATTTCCCGGTTATGGCGAATCATTTGGAACCATACAATACCTGTATTATTCGGAAGGCTTTGCCAAAGAAATCATGTAGATGTTTGTGAAAAGGCTTTCTTGAGACATTTATGCTTTTCAAAATATAGTTTATACAGGCCTTACCTATTGACTATCTCCTATTCGGAAATAGTCAATAGGTAAATTAGTGCCATTAGCTCCTATAGTGATGCTAATGGCACTTTTTGACGCCAATTCACTACTGTTCCTGTTGATTTTATGTCTCTTATATTATTTCCCTGAATTTTTTGTTGAACTTGCTTCTACGGAAATATTTTGTGCCCAAGAGACAAGAATTTGCTTGTTTGGGAAAGATAATTGCCGCTTAGAAGCTACTAACTTTATTTTTATGGAAAATATAGGAACAATGCTAAGAAAGCAACGTGAATTGAAAGGTTTTTCACAAGAGTATGTAGCTGGTTTAGTGGGCGTTAGTACCTCTGTAATTTCAAAGATTGAGACCAGTAAAACCAAGGCAAGATTTGATGTAATCAGCAACATTTGCAAGGCTTTGGATATGAATTGGTACGATTTACTTTCCCCAGAGGAAAGACGCAGTAAAGAAGACTGCCGGATCAACCTCAATATCAACGTTTCCAGCCCGCAACAACTGAAAGAATACCTTGACATATTGGGAAAAGACAACCTGCAAATCAAGAATCTAAAGAACAAATAGTATGGAAGTGATAACGATAGACAGCATTGCTTTTCAGAAACTGGTTGAACAGCTCAACCGGATTGAAAGCTACGTGGAGCGCACAACAGAGTTGTATCGTGATATAGACGATGCCTTGGAAATAAGCACCAAAGACCTGATGACCATCTTCTGTATCTCAGAATCTACGCTGTACAGATGGCGGAAAGGAGGTTCCATCAGTTTCAGATATACCGAAACCGGTGGCGTACGTTTTTCATACAGTTCCCTGTTCATGGCAATAAAGTGTTTCCGCATAAAGATTCCGGGTATGGCGAAGGAGGAAGCACTCAAACGACTGTCTGATTATAAAGACGGGATTCTTCTGAACAAATGCACAACTGAAACTAAATGATAGACAAGGAAGATATACTGGAACGCACAGGCCGCGGGCTTGCCGTGTTCAAACATTACATCAACTTTCCGGTGCGACCCGGAAAAAATTTCAGGAATCCGCTCTACGAAGACCGGATTGCTTCATGCAATATCTATTATGACCGGCATGCCCAAGTGTTCAAGATGAAGGATTTCGGAAATAACGAATATTCGGGCGACTGCTTCTGGTTCGTCGGCATGCTTTACGGATTGGACGTGAAAAGAGATTTTGTCGCTATCATTAACCGTATTGTATCGGACCTGAACATCACCATAGTCCACACAGGAAACAACGATATGCCTGCTCGTAAAAAGGCAGTAGAAAAACGTATCATCATGAATGACAATGACAATCCAATAAGGAAGGATTACCATACAGAGGTTAAACCCTTTTCAGTTGCTGAACTTGCATACTGGCAGCAATATGGAATCAAGCCGGATACTTTGGAAAGATACAATGTACATTCCTTAAAGTCATTCGAAGGCTACAACCGTTCCAATAAAATTTATAAAATCAGTTCATCTGCAACAGAACCCATGTTTGCTTACATGGGCATGGGATTTACCAAGGTATACCGGCCTCGAAATCAGAATATGCGGTTCTTTTATGGAGGAGAGATGCCTGAGGTGTACTGTTTCGGTCTGGAACAGCTACCCAACAAGGGGGACATGGTCTTTATCACCGGAGGAGAAAAGGATGTAATGTCACTTGCCTCCAAAGGATTCAATGCCGTTTGTTTCAACAGTGAAACGGCCGCCATACCCACTTCACTGATTGAGATGTTTGACCGTAAGTTCCGTCATATTGTCTTTCTGTACGATATGGACGATACAGGCCGGAACGAATCTGCCAGACGCATGGATGAATTGTCCTCGTTTCATGTACTCAGAATGGAACTGCCTATATCCGGAGCAAAGGGAGACAAGGATATTTCCGATTACTTTGCTTCCGGAAAAAGTGCAGCGGACTTTCAGGTACTGATTACCTCCATGCTGGAGAAGCTTTACTCACAAACTATGATGCTTTTAAAATCTTGCGAAATGGACTACAACAATCCTCCCGAATCTTCCAAAACAGTGGTTTCCGTCAACGGAGTACCGCTTGGGACCTACGACAACCTTCTATGTATAACAGGTGGTGAAGGTACCGGAAAAAGCAATTTCGTATCAGCCCTGATTGCAGGTACACTTGCTGACGACACACAAAACATCGACACGCTTGGCTTTGAAGTTTCACCAAACTACTCTGATAAGGCCGTGTTGCACTATGATACCGAGCAGTCTGAGTTTCAGTTATTCAAGAATCTGAGCAAGACAATCAAACGTATCGGATTACCTGCACCACCGGATTTTTACCATACGTTCTATCTGGCCCCTATGTCAAGAAAGGAGCGTATCAGCATGATCCGTGACAGCATGGATTTGTATTACCACCGGCACAGAGGAATCCACCTCGTTGTACTGGATGGCATTGCAGACCTTATCCGTTCGGCCAATGATGAAGCGGAAAGCATTGCCATTGTGGATGAAGTGTACCGCCTGGCCGGAATCTACAAAACCTGCATCGTCTGTGTGCTGCATTTTGTGCCTAACGGAATAAAACTGCGCGGGCACATCGGCTCGGAGCTGCAGAGAAAAGCGGCAGCCATCCTCTCCATTGAGAAGGATGAGAATCCCGCCTATTCCGTAGTCAAGGCTATCAAAGTCCGTGACGGCAGTCCGTTGGATGTACCCATGCTGCTTTTCACATGGGACAAACAGAAGGATATGCACGTATCTGCCGGTGAAAAGCCGGCCGAAGACAAGGAGAAACGGAAAAAGGAGGAGTTGCAGGGTATCATAAAAGAAATCTTCCGAAGCCGGAAGAAAATCACGTACACTGAACTCGTAACCGAACTGATGCAGGCGATGGACATCAAGGAAAGGACAGCCAAAAGCTATATCAGCTACATGAAAACGAACGGTATGCTGAATCAGGACAGTTCGAACAACTACCAGCCTTGATGCTTCCGCCATTGGGAATAGTCAATCTAACAATTTAATGCTTATGAGAGAAATGAAACCTACATGCGACCCGAACGGGGTCTATTCCGTCAAACGTGTATGCGCCGAGCTGGGCATAAGCTACAAGACACTCCGGAAATACAGGGAAAGCGGCTATATCAAGCCGTTGAATTCGGGCAATGTCTATCGGCCTAAGTATTCTGGACAATCCATCATTGATTGCTGGCATGTCCTATGCATCCTCTGAAACAACCGGCAGACTTGGACTCCCACCACACCAGTCCAAGTCTGTTTTCAGAAAAAAGACACAAAGCGAAATTCTATCTTTGGTTTTCAGATAAGGATTCCGCTTTGTGTCATCTATAAATAACCCGTGAGCAGACTCATGGGTCTTCATCTAAAACAATCCCGTCATGTATGTAGGCAAACAGAAAATATCCTTGTCTTTTCTTACATCTTTTGTGTAGAGAAGATACCTTTGCAGGATTCTTGAAGAAAATTTCTCCTGGAAAACATCAAGCGACTTATGGGACTTGTATCCGGAGGACTTCACTTCAATAGGACATATCTTATCTTTGCGGGAAAGCAGGAAATCCACCTCATAGTTACGGACAGTCTTGTTCCCGTCTTCGTCCTTGACTATTTCTTCCTGGAAAGTATAGTAGAATAATTCATTGCCGGCACTCTTGAGCATCTGGGCTATCGCATTTTCATATACATACCCCAGATCCACAGCAAGCTTATCCGAAAGAAGTTTCTGGTATATCACATTTTCTGTATAATCGCGATCCATAAAAGCGAGTGTAACGAACAGTCCTGTATCGGCAAGGAACAACTTGAAACAATCATAATCGGCATGAAGGGAAAAACCTACACTGGGGTCATTTGCATGATAGGAAAAGTTTACCGTCATCGAATCCGCCATATCCATCAGCAACTCACCCAGTCTGGAGGCAGTTGCATTCTCAATCACGCTTCCCACCTGATAACGCTTCGAATTTCGGGAGAGTTCTGCAGGTATTGAAGTAAACAAGCGTGAAGCACGTCCTGTCGGGTCTATTTTACGGAAATCATCAATATAGAGTTCGAGAATATTACGTTTTACCGCATCTATGGTTGAAAAATCATTCGATTCCAAATAAGCATTTACGGCCTGCGGCATACCACCTATAAGCATGTAAAGACGAAAATTACGCATAAGGTCACGATTGACAGCATCACCCAATGATTTTAAGTTTTGGTATGAGTATCTAATCAAATCGTAGGTTTGGGATTTATTGACAGCCCATAAAAACTCTTCGAAATCCAACGGGTACATAGAGATACGTGTTTCTTCACTCGGAATCACGATTCCTTTCACATTCTTTTTAATGGAAAGAAGTGACCCTGTTTCAATATAGTCATACCTCCGGTCCTTAACCAAGTGCTTGATGGCTTGTCGGGCCGGTGGATACAGTTGCACTTCATCGAAAATGATAACCGATTTTCGTTCATGCAATGAAACATTGAATAGTGACTGAATCCGCAGAAAAAAGTAATCCAAATCTGAAATATGGGAGAACAATTCTTTGACTGCTGCATCAGCTATTGAAAAATCGATGTTGATATAGGAGTCATACTCTCTACGGGCGAACTCCTCAGCAATGGTTGATTTTCCGATTCGACGTGCACCTTTTATCAAAAGTGCAGTCTGTCCATCACCTTCCTGCTTCCATTGGAGCATTCTTTCATAAATTTTGCGTTTGAATATTTTTTCGGACATATACTGAGAGTTTATTTGATTACAAAAATACACAATATGTCGAAATCAGCAAAATGTTTTCGGCGGTTTTTGTCGGAATCAGCAAAATGTTTTTAGCGGTTTTTGTCGGAATCAGCAAAATGTTTGGCATCAAAAGAGATTGACGACAGTCATCCCCCTCTTCCGAGCCTCACGGCAAGTATAATAAGTCCCTCCTTTCTGTTTTCCGTCATAATAGGCAATCACAAAGTTTGAATGCTGCAGCATGAAGTCATTTCGTCTGAGCAGACATCCTTTATAATAGGTATCACTCAACACAATCACCTTGTCTGTCTTGGCAAGTATATGGTCATATCGTTGCTGTTCTGCCAAGTCCCAACGGCTGTTTTGTCCTCTGAACGGCACAACAGCTATCAGTTGCAGATAAGGAAGACGAGCTTTGAGGGAAAGAACTTCCTCCGCTGCGAGCATGTCGAAACCCAAAGCCATCCCACAGATACATTGGTACTTTCCTTCCTTGTAAGCAAGAGAAACGGCCTTTCTGAGCCGTTCTCTCACCTTATCTTTCTGTTCGGGTGCAATATTCCGATGCCCTGTAAAGGCTATGGAAGCCTCCTTTATCATAAATCTTTGTTTCATTGTCTGTTTACTTTATAGTGAGTTTTAGCCAGGAAGATGCCCCCGATAACATGTGCGCCCAAATTCTCCAACTGGTCAGCATAGGTAGCCCATGTGATGCCGCGAGTGATAACATCATCAAATGTCACTACGGATTTTCCACTGAACCAATCTTCATCAAAATCGATGATATGCACTTTGCGGATTTCCTTTTCCATCTTCCGGTTTTCATGAATGGCAAGCCGTCCGCCGATTACCCTTACATGCTCATAGCCGTTGATAGCTCCGGTCAGTTCACAAACCCTTTCACAAAAAACCTTGTAACGGAGTTCGTTCTTTGAACTTGTGGATGCCGGAACTTGAACGAAAACAATATTCTTGCAGGATTCGCCGTATTGTTCCTGCATGTTTGCTGCGGTCATTTGCGCTACCGCTTCAAAGCTTCTTCCGTCTTTGAAATCGTACACCATCTGTCTGTCGGAAATTTCCTTTTCACCGACGTTGCGAATACGCTTGGGAAAATACTTGCAGAACCATGTCTGAGGTTTTGCCAACTGCTTCTTGAGGTTATTGTCAATCTGTGCCATACGCTCTGATTTTTTCCCTTCTGTTTTGCTGTTTTTCAGCTTGTCCGAAGGGATATTTTTTGCTTTTATCAGAGTGCTGGCAGCCCAATAAGGCAAATTCAGGGCAGAAAATACGCTCAACTTGTTTGAGGAAGATTTTCTGCAAGGGATTTGACGTTTGGTGATGACAGCAATACCTTTGCAAAAAAATATCCTCGCAGGCAGAGATGACAAAATAGAACTGTCACCGTCTATACCAATCCTGTTTCTGAACTTATACATCCCATAAACAGAAATCGCAAGTCATTCCCATATAAATCATTCAGGAAAGACCGAACTCACCTTGGCAACAAGTAATGAGTAATACAAAGTCTTTCAAAACATCACAATATCCCTCATTATCAAAGATTTTACCTATTGTAAGAATGGACCTGCATGAGTAACTTTACACCCAAAAGAATACTTATGAACTATATACAGCAAATACAAACGATTGTGATACTCCCGGAAAAAAGATATTCCGTGAAGGAAGCCTGTATCTTCCTCGGCATCCACCGGTGTACCATCTATGACTACATCAGACATGAGGAACGTCCGCTTCCTTTTATCCGGATCCATACCGATAAAAGAGGCATCGTATTCCAGGGAAGCGACCTGCTTGCCTATAAAGCGGCAGGTCTCCCCAAGAAAGGGCGCAAATTCAAAGACAGCACATCTCGGTAGAAGGCTGTCTTTGAATAGTAGTAGAATATGGGGTCAGTTCCATTGGTTCCAGGGCAAGCCTGCCAGCAATGACTTTCCGTCAGCTTCCCTCAGTTCGCAAGCCAGCAGCCACGCATCAGTCCGGATGGCATCCATGTCGTTTACCGCCTGCTGATACCGGGAAGGAGCCATAGCACCTGACTGAATCATCCATTCCCCGGCACAAGTCTCAGGGTCAATGGCATCCACAAAGGATTCAATCTCCTTGATAAGGTTCTCCAACTTTCTATCTTTCATTTCAGCGGTGAAGGAAAACGGAACACCGCTCAAGGTTTTTCGATGGAAGTCAAAGAAAAGACTGCCATCTACATACTTTACAGAAACAGTCCAGCCAAGCAAGGCTGCAATGCTGAATACATTTTTATTTCTCATAAGACATAAAGCTACATACAGACCTGCCAAGTCCGTGATGGATATGGCAGGTCACTTTCTTGTTACAAATCATACGTTCAATAACCCATTCTTGCAAGGAACTCCTGCAGCCGGCTGTCACGCAACTTTTTCAGTGGCACCGGATGGAAGTTTTCCTGCTGCCTTACTTGCAGCTTGCCGAAGCCTTGTTTGGTCAAATCCAACTCAATGTCCGAAAGTTCATTCAAGGAAATGTAGCCGTACTCGTCCTCCATCAGTCCGATGACTATACCGAAAAGGATGGTGTCGTTTCCTTCCTTTTCACCTTCAAGGATGAACCACCGCACGCCACCGAGCGCAAAGATGGCACGGCAAATAGCGTCCTTTCCCTTGCCGTCTTGGGAATAGAGAGGAAAGCCTTTCAAGGCTTCCTCCAACTGCGTTGTCATAAGTCTGCACATATCAATCCAAAATTATTTCGTCTTTATAAACATCTATTTCTGCACCACTGCTGAACTGAACCACAAAACCATGTTCAGAAAGGGCTACGATAGTCCCCCGGTGGTAGCCTCGCCAAGGGATTATCAATTCACATTGTCTGCCGTATTCGGGAAAATCATATTCGTCCATAGTCCTGTCATTTAGAGGTTGGAAATTCGGGGTCAAAAATCAAGTCACACTCAATGAGCCGTTGATAGGCTTCTGCAGAAAGCCGTGATGCCCACTCGTTGCGGTCATCGTATCTTCCCTGCTGATAGTTGTATGCCAGCTGCTTCATGAAGCCGAGAAACACCTTGAACATCTGCTGTTGCAGGTAGCGGTGCGCCCTGGTCAGTTCCCTGCCAGTCTGGTCAGGTGAGCACATACTGCCATTTACGAAGTTGGCAAACTCTTGTGCAAAAGCCTTGTCACGTTCGGAGATGGTAGCTCCGGATAATTCGGGATAATCCATAGTTAAAACAATTTAGATGGTTGCGATTCCGATTCTTCTCCCTCTTGTGAAGCCCTTTAGAGCTTCTTGGTCGGGAAAACCGTTTTTCGTGCAGTTCCTCACTGCGGACAACAGGGAGAATAAGGCAAGTGTGAGGTCCGAGGACTTTACGGAATACCCAATTTGGCACAAATTGTGGAAGGCTGCCGGAAAGTCCTCAGTCCGAAAGCGTCAGCGGCACTTGACGTTTCTCCCGTCCGCAGTACCTTTGCACGGATAAAACGAGTTGGACCAAGAAGTTCCAAAGGTTTTCAAGATTTTCCCGACTAGGACTCCAAGGGAAAGAATTAGTTCTAACAGGTCATCTCAAACATATTCCTTAGAAAGTCCGCGTAACCCAGCATCCCGACTGTCTTGAAGATGCACATCCCCGAAAACCGTTGCCGTTGTGAGAACCTACAAAGTGAAGCGAAGTGGAGCCTTGCAGGTTCTCTCTATGGCAACGGATTGGAGTTCCATTCGCAGCCAAAGCCACTCAGCCGAGCTTTGCTTGGTGTTGCAGACACGGAGCAAACCGGATGGCGCATCCTCCCCAAAAGGTCGTCACTTCCGGCATTGTATGAAATACGAATAGTCGGAAGTGGTGACCAACATCTGTGAGCTAACTGTATAAACCATTCGATGGCTCTACTTCCGCAAGCGTCAGCCTGCGTTCGGTAGAGCCATCGAGCAAGTCATCATTTGTAGATATGTTTTCCAACCTCATTGACACTGTGAGAAACAGCTGAGTGGAGCGAAGTGAAACCCTGCTGCTTCTCTCTGTGGCAATGAACTGGAACTCCCATCAGTAGTAATAGCCTGTCAGCCGGGCTTTGCTTGGTATTGCAAATACGGAGTAAACCGGATGGCATATTCTTCCCAAAAGGTCGTCACTTCCGACATCGCATACAATACGATTAGTCGGAAGTGGTGACCAACATTTAAGAGCAAATTGCAAAAAGCAATACTACAGTTATAACTATGTTGTATAACAGCAGAATTGCCTTTAATAATAATGAAGCACAGTTACTTTTTATTATCTATCGGTCTGTATGCATTGAAGTCATTGCTGACTGATGTCATTCGGATTGGAAATTTCAACAGAAGTTAGTTCACTACTTGTTTTATAATTCCCAATCAAATCACCCCGAAAAACTTTCTCAGCTTCCAGCCTCTTACCCTTTTCTATCTTGTGTATGAGAAGAATATCGTTTGGAAGAAGACTGCTATTCGAAGCTTGGATGACTTCCAATGCCTTTTCTTCATGAAACATGATCACCTTGAATCTGACCACACGATCCATGTACTTGACGTATATTTCCGTATTTACAACCAAGGACTTTACATACACTGCCGTATCTTGAAATCCCCATATACTATCTACAGAACGAGCCAGTAGGTAAGCATCCCATGTAGAGTAACCTAAGTACAATGCAATGGTATTAAGCGTATAGGAATTTGTGCGATGGTCATCATCAATATACCCCAACAATCTTTTTAGCGTGGTTATGCCGATAGAACGTTGTGTAACCTCCAATATCAGTTTTGCCAACACCTCAAAATCTTTAGCCTGATCAAAAAGAAGGCCGGATTTTGATTTAATATCGTCAATGACTATGTTGCTCAGTATCA